GTGCGGTATCTGGTGGTTCGGGTTCAGGCTTGATTTTAAACATCACTACAGGAAAAGTAGGAAACGTAGTTACAGCAGTAAATCACGATTTCAGGAATGGTGAATTTGTTACTATTGCTGGTTGTACCGCAGAAACAACATTTAATAATACATTTGCAGTAATAGGAACTAATTCTCAAACCGCATTTAGCATTGCTGCAAATTCTGCCGCAACCCAAAGCCCAACTGCGGCTAGCTCACTCACAACGACTTTGATTGTAGATGCTTCTCAAAACTGGAATACCAACGAGCATGTCGGAAGAGTGGTATTCGTACAAACACAGGGAACGTCTCCAACTAACGCAGGTGCCAGACGTATTACCGCAAATACTGCAACAACATTAACTTTGTCGTCTGTAATTTCAGTGATGGCAAACGGACAATCTCGTTATGTGATTCAAGAAGCACGACCATTCGGTGCGATGTGCATAGATAAAGTTGCAGAACGCTCACCAAACGGATGGACAACTTCCGGTACAGCAACTACGCTAGTTGACACAACCAAAAACTGGAGAATAAATCAATATCAAAACTGCCGTGTTAGAATTGTTTCAGGAACGGGAGAAGGAAATGATGTTGTAATCACTTCCAATACTGCAACGACTCTAACCGTGGCTTCTTGGAACGTTGCAACACCAGATGCAACTTCAAAGTATCAGATTATGGACTCGTATGGAATAGTAACTACTGGTGCAGGAACAACAACTGTTACTGATGCAAATAAAAATTTCCCAACAAACTATCTGGCAGGAAAAAGACTCCGTTATATTGCGGGAACCGCTTCTTCTTCTGCTGGTACAGCAACAGTAGAAGTTTCAGTAACATCAAATACTGCAACAGTAATTACTGTACCTGCATTGACTTCCAACGCCACAGATACATTCTATGCAATTTATGAAATTCCAGCAAGAAGCACAGGTATTAATATAAAATGGCTGTATGGTGTTTCCGATGTAGATAAGAAAGGAAGATGGTTGATTTCTCCCCGTGGCGGTGGTTCAAATATCTTTGATATATTTGACATCCCAACATCAACTTGGGAACTCACGCCATTCGTTACACCTATAACAACTACTTTGACTACGGGTTCCATGTATGCATATGACGGAGTTGATTCGTATTACTTCACCAAAGACGCTACAAACCGTATTTATCAACTAGATCTTTCTAAGTTCCAAGTAGAAACAGCAACATCTATTCCATATGCTCATAGCACAGCAACCCTCAGCAATAAATTTGAAATTGTAAAAACTGTTGATGGTTTAACATATCTGTACGTCATGCGTCATACTGGTCAGGAAATGTGGCGTACTCTTAAGTTCTGGTAAGTATGCAATATAACATAAATATTAACACATGGCACTAGATTTTCCTACATCACCAACACTTAATGAAATTTACACATTTGGTGGTCGTTCATGGCAATGGAACGGTACCGCATGGGATGTTTATAGTCCTGCAGGCGGTCTGACGCAATATGTTTCAAAATTAAATGGTCTTTGTGGATCAATTAATATTGCTGCAGGATCTTCTATATCTGTAACCCCAACAGGTAATACTCTAACAATTGCCTATACTGGTGGAGGTGGTGGTGGAGCTACTGGTGCTACTGGTGCTACGGGAGCCACTGGAGCAGGTGGAGCTTTAGGATACTGGGGTAGTTTCTGGTCAACTCAAGACCAAGCAGCAGCAGGTACAACACTTGCTTATGCAATTACTTACAATAATACAGATCCAAATTCTAATGGTGTAAGTATTGTTTCCAATTCAAGAATTACATTCAGTAATTCCGGTGTATATAACATTCAGTTTTCAGCACAGGCAGACAGAATTTCTGGTTCTGGTACTGATACGATAGAAATATGGTTCCGTAAAAATGGATCAGATGTTCCAGATAGCAACAGTATCGTAACTGTTTCTGGTAGTGCAGCAGCAGCCAAAACAATTGCTGCGTGGAACTATATGTTTAATATTACTGCTAATGATTATGTTGAATTAATGTGGAGAACATCTGATACTCGTTTAGAATTTATCGCAGATCCAGCAGGAACAAACCCAACTAGACCGGCAATTCCTTCTGTAATTCTTTCAGCAAATCAGGTTATGTATACTCAGCTTGGTCCCACGGGTCCCGCAGGTCCAACTGGTCCACAAGGAAATACAGGAAATACAGGAGCCACTGGTTCTCAAGGTATTCAGGGAAATACAGGAAACACTGGTGCAACTGGTCCACAGGGAAACACTGGTGCTACTGGTGCTACTGGTTCTCAAGGAAACACTGGTGCTACTGGTGCCACTGGTCCTGTTGGTCCTTATGTAATTTCAATTCGTGGTCTTACTGGCGCTGTTGGTTTGACCAACGGTTCTGGAATAGGTCTATCAGTTTCTGGAAACACTCTGACTGTTTCGAATACTGGGGTACTGAGTATTGACGGTAGTACTGGGGCTATTACAAATGTTGCTCGTACAAATGTAGATAATAATTTTAGTGCATCACAAACTACAGTAAGTACAATAACTGCAAATTCTACGTCTTTACAGCCTACTTCAATATTTCATTATTATGATTCTAGTACAAATTCACAGTTGTGGCAATCTGCTGATGCAAATTCAACAATAACATTTCCAAATTATACCACAACTCTTGCAGGACTTGCAGGAACTCAAACCTTTACAGGTACAAATACTTTTAGTACTTTAACAAACTTTACTTCAGGAATCAGTGCAGCAGGAGGAACCTTCAGCGCACTCACAAGATTCAATTCAGGTATTAGTTCAGCAGGAGGAACTTTCACCGCACTCACAAGATTTACTGCGGGAATTAGTGCTTCTGGAGCAACCTTTAGCGGCAACATCTCTGCACCAAATATTGTTAACAGTTTCAACGGAATCACAGGTGCAGTCACAGGTGTAGCATCTATTCGTGGTCTTACTGGTACTGTTGGAATCACCAATGGCAATGGAATTGGTCTGAGTGTATCTGGTCAGACTATGACCTTCAGTAATACTGGAGTGTTGAGTATTGATGGGAGTACTGGTGCTATTACAAATGTTGCTCGTACAAATGTAGATAATAATTTTAGTTCTGCTCAAACCATAGAAGCACCAGGTGCATATCTTGAAATAATTAATAGTGCTACCTCTACCGCCTTTACTCTTACTCCTGGTTTGGGTATTGCAGTTAGTGATTCAATTAATTCTCCTCAAACATTACAGTTTAATCAGACATTTACTAATACTACAGTTACTCTTCCTAATTATACTACAACTTTAGCAGGTCTTTCTGGTAATCAAACCTTCACCGCACTCAATACCTTTAATGCAGGTATTAGTGCTGCTGGTGGTGTTACTCTTTCAGGAACTTTGCGGGGAACAACTGCAAACTTCACAGGTCTTGTATCCTCTACTGTTGGGTTCTCTGGTGCAGCAACCAATCTTACAGGAAATGCAACTGGATTGACTGCGGGAACTGCTTCTAGAGTTCAAATCGCAGAAGGAGCAGGATCAAATTACTATTTGGCTCTTGTTGGAGGTACGGGAAACACAGGAATATTCGTAGACACATCCGTCCCAAGATGGAACTACAATGCATCAACAGGTGCGCTGACAACAACCACGGGATATGTAGAGGCTGCAAATTTATATGCAACTACTGCAATCTATGCAAATACTTTGGAAGGGTTTGACGGCACCTCACAACTAAACATTCGCGCTCCATACTTTGATGGAACATATCAGCCAATATATATTGGTGATACTAATGGTTCGGGGGACGGAACATTAATTACAGTAGACGATGCCGCAAGTAAGATTGAATTCGCCGCAGGTAATATTGACGCTTACGGAAGCCTGAATGTAAAAAATAGTGGCTATTTGACATTCTTTGATGCAGATGCATCAAACTATGTTGCATTCAGAGGAGCAACGGCTCTTGCTGCTAATACTACTTGGACACTCCCGTCTGCTGATGGCTCTGCAAACCAAGTCCTGACCACAAACGGTTCAGGAACTTTGAGTTGGAGTACTCCAAGCGGTAGTGGAATAACACAATATGTTTCTACTTTAAATGGTTTAACAGGTGCTGTTCAATATATCGTAGACTTCAAGAGAGGGTGGTTCTTATCATGAGAAGATGGCGACTCAATTCAGGATACTGCGGCAACACAGACCAACGCCGTACAAAGGCAGGAACTATTCCTATTCTGAAGCACTACATTGAAAGAGATTTAGGGACGTTCTTTACCTCAAGTGATGAGTATTACAGTTTTGTTACTCTTTTGCTGCATTGCGATGGAGCCAACAACAGCACCACAATTACTGATAGTAGTTCATCACAAGTAACCGTAACTCCTCAAGGTGATGCAAAAATCAGCACCGCACAAAGTAAGTTTGGCGGATCGTCTTTGCTGCTAGATGGCACAGGAGATTTTGGTCTAATCGATACTCAAATGACCAACTTTGAATATTCTGGTGATTTTACAATTGAGGGTTGGTGGCGGTTTAATGCGAACAATGTGGGCTATCAGGGTCTTATTGGTTCAGCAGCAGGTGGAGATCAAACAGGTTGGGCTTTGATTGCCGAAACCAATAACACATTGAATTTTTATGGATCTAGCACAACTGCTTGGAATACTGTTGTATCTAGTACTCAGGTTCCCACAATAAACACTTGGCATCATATTGCTGTTTGTCGTTCAGGAAGCACAGTTCGTTTATTTTACAACGGCACACAAATTGGGTCATCAACATCGTCCAATTCCATTCGTTCTGGAACCTCATTACGAGTCGGTGGCTATCAATTTTTTCCGGGTGGTGCGAGAAGTTTCAATGGTTATATTGACGAACTTCGGATTACCAAAGGATTTGCCAGATACACAGCCAACTTTACGCCGCCAACACAAGCACCAACACCATAAATATCATAGAAGGAACATCGTATGCCAGACATATACACAAATTACGCAACTTCAGTCGGTGTCACGGCAGCCACCACAATTTATGCGGGGATCACAGGAACCGCAATAGTGAATGCTATTCATGTTGCCAACAGTAACACCACAATAGCCAATAGTGTATCTGTTCAGTTGTTCAAGGGAGCAACAGGTTACTACATTGTTCGTGCAGCAGCAGTTCCAATTCAATCAACATACCAAGCACTTGATGCACCAATTCCACTCGTAACAGGAGACACTCTCAAAGTTACAGCAGGATTCACTGCGGGACTTGATATCATCGTATCGGTATTGGAGTCAACCTAATGGCACTACAGCAAATCATACAGCACCCAACGGGAACCTATTCGCAGTATTGGAAGATTCGTACTCTGAATCTGAATCATACCGCCAAGACAGGTACAGTTATTTTGGATGGATATGTTTCTGAACAAGCAAGAATAGACAATAAGATTCCTCTTGATGAAAGAACCATCAATGTGTTTGATTTTGATGTGTGGTTTGCACCAGATGTCATTGATGCTGAGGGAATGAATCAGGTAAAATCTGCATATACCTTTACAAAGTCCATTCCGAATGGTGAGTTTGTTGGATCGACAGACGTTTAAAATCTATATTTTTAATTGACATATGAATATTATATGATATAATACTTATATGCTTTTAGAATATTTTAAAGATAATCCGTACATCCCAGATCCAAATTTTCAGACCAAGATGGCAGCATGTTTTGACCTTGCCGCATACATTCCAAAGAATGAAAAAGTCAAAGTTTACTCTGGCAAAGAATGTATGGATGTCTCCCCAATATATGACTCCGAAAAGGAAGACTCCTATGTCTGCCTAATGCCCGGAGAAAGGGCTCTAATTCGCACAGGCTTGACTTTTAAGCTGCCCGATGGATATTCCCTCCGTCTACACCCCCGGTCAGGGATGGCTCTTAAATACGGTCTTACGCTGACAAATTGCGAAGGCGTGGTTGACGAAGATTATACCTACGAAACCAAACTTATTATGATGAATACCAATAGCAAGGATTCTATCAAAATTTATAATAAGGACCGTGTAGCACAGGCAGAACTAGTTCCCTATGAGCAGCCTTTACTTGCTGAAATTCAATTTCGTCCGACTCTAAAGTCAGACAGAATCGGTGGGTTCGGTAGTACTGGTGTCAGATGATTTCTTTGGAAATTTAATTGATTTAAATTCTTTCCAAGCAAACCATATCACAACAGCCAAGATAACCACATACCAAAAACTCCATTCGGAGGCTTGGTTGGGAGATCCAAAGAATGGTTCTTTAAGAACGCTGTGAATTGGATTTCCCTTTTTGTCTAAAGGGGAAATAATCTGAGGAGTTGTGCATGATACTAGAAATAGAACCATTGGAATCAAATATTTCATGATTTATTTCCTCCTGCGGCTGTGCCAAAGTAGAATCCAACCACAGCCAAAAGAACTTGGCGATTTTCTTCAGCAAACAAGTATCCAGGAATTTCTACAAAGTATTTCCGTGTTGTTTCTGGAACCAATCCAAAGAAACTTTCAGGTTGTTTTTGAGTAAACTCGGCAAAGGTTGAAATTCCAAAAAATGGTAAGACAAATGGAGCAGCAACTACGGCAAATAGACAGGCCAATACGATCAGTTGTCTTACTCCCTTTCCAAGATCAATTGGAACTCTTTGAGCAGCCTTATCTTGGTTGTCTGTGGTTTGTTTATTGGCCTCAATTGCCATCTTAAACATGTCTTTTTGATCTTGGGCTCTTTGTGCCCAATAACGAAACAGGAATCCCGTGACTCCTCCACCTAGCAAAGATATTAATTCTGTTGGCATATTACCTCAATTCTTTTGATGTGAAAGTTGTAGTTCAATCGAATTACGAATAGATTCAAAAATATCCATAAAATTCTTTTCTTGAATTAGTATTGGTTCAAAATCTTTGTGCCATTGCATCAACACAAATCCAACATTTGTTCCCTTGCTTTTCAAAGGTAAGCAAGAAAAATGAGAAATGTTTTCATCATCAAAAAAATGTCTTGCATGGCTGTCTGTTGGCAAAGACTCAATTGAATGAATGACTGCACTGTTTTGTGTGACTTTATTCAATAAAGGAACAAATAAAGAACATTGAGTTCCTTTGAGTTTTCCTACTTGTGAAACATATCCTTTATGGGAAGATTCGTGAGTTATTGAAAACTTTAACATAGAGATGCCATCCATGAAATATTCTCCATTATGCAGTTGCAAAACGGTGGATCTCATGCTGCGGCCTTCAAGACGAAGTTCTGTAAGTAGTTCGTGGATTTCTGTATGGATTGTATTAAAACTGTAATTTGTTTTATCTTTATTCCAAAATTTTTTAATTCCGTATCCGAGTCCCGCCAATCCGGCTACTCCATACGCTGAAAGTTCAAATATTTTAGAAAAATCCATTGATAAACTCCATGTCTTAATATTTATATTTGACAGGGTGTTAATATATGATAGAATGTTAATCTATGATGACCAGAGAAGAATTATTTAAATTACACGAAGAAATTTGCAAAGAAGCCATCGAACTCATGCGTAAAAAGAACAATGACTACGCATCTGGCGCAGATCCTTTCATGAATTTCCGAAGAGCGGAATATTTAGGTTTTGCAACGGCAGAACTTGGTGTTCTCATTCGCATGACTGACAAGATGTCAAGAATCTCCACTTATTTGAATAAGGGAGAACTTTCATTGCAGAATGAGAGTGTTTATGATGCAATTGTTGACCTAATTAATTACAGTGTTATACTTGCAGGGCTTCTCAAAGATAGAGAACCCAAGAAAGACTAATGAAATTTTATACTGCCTGTGCTTTGAAGGGGAACAAGGTTCTTGTTCGTGGTTATGACAATGGTGTTCGGTTTACCGACACCATTGCTTATAAGCCATCCCTATACATTAAATCTGATAGCCAATCCAAGTACAGGACTCTCAACAATGTCAACGTCAAACGTATGAAGTTTGACACGTTGTATGATTGCCGTCAATTCCTAGACCAATACAGAGACCTAGATGATTGCCCGATTTATGGAAACACTGATTTCGTCACTCAATATCTCATGGAGACTTATCCGACTGAGGTGGAATACGATCTTTCCAAGATCAAAGTAGCCTACCTAGACTTGGAATGTGAGACTGAGGGAGGCTTCCCAGACCTAGACAATCCCAATGAACGAATCAATCTTGTGACTATTCGTATCTGCGGTGTCAACTATGTTCTTACTATGAAGCCACTTACCTTGCCAGACTGCAAGGTTGTTATGGTTACATCAGAGAAGGAACTGATCAAGAAAATCTTTGATATCCTTGCTAAGGAAGACATAGATATTCTTACCGGATGGAACATCAAACTCTTCGATATGCCCTATATAATAGGTAGGGCAAAGCTTTTCTTTGAGGAAAAAGAGATTCAGAGTTGGATGCCGTTTGGTTTGATGAAGATGCGTGAGACTAATATTGGTGGCAAGGATTACAAACTCTTTGAGTTTCCCGGCTACACGATTCTAGACTACATGGATCTTTACAAGAAGTTCAGGCTTGTTCCCAGAGAAAGTTACGCTCTTAACTTTATTGCAAAGGCGGAACTAAATGCTCAAAAACTGGATTACAGCGAGTATGGATCTTTGCGGGAGTTCTATACAAAAGATTTTCAAAAGTTTGCGGAGTATAACGTACAAGATGTCGTGCTGGTTGAACAGCTTGACAATAAGCTCCGACTGATTGATTTGGCGATCTCCATTGCCTATGAGGCAAAGATCACATTTGATACGGTCTTCTTTGCCACTCGGATCTGGGAGACCATTTGCTGTGACTATCTTGCAAAGCAATACATTGTTCCACCTCTAAAGACCAAGTATGCCAAGGATGAGCAGTTTGTTGGTGCATATGTCAAGGAAGTTGTACCGGGACTCTACAAGAACATAGTCAGTTTTGACGCAACTAGCCTGTATCCATCCATCATCATGTCATGGAACATTTCTCCTGAAACTTGCATTCACAAAGATTCATCACTCAATGCTGATGATTTCCTTCGCAGCAAGCGTAAGGAGATTCCAGATATTATTGAAGATGCTGAAAGCCAGAATGCATGTGTTACATGCAATGGTTCTTTCTTCACCCGTAAAGTCAAGGGCTTTATTCCAATACTAATTGAGACCACTTTCAATCAGCGTAAGGAAGCCAAGAACAAGATGATGGAACTGAAAAAGGAATATGAGGAAACCAAGAACGCCGATCTTCTTCCACGTATCTCTGCTCTAGATATTCGTCAGACCGTAAAGAAAATTTTGGCAAACAGCCTGTATGGTTGCCTTGGTAATCCTGCATTTACATATTCATCTCCTGAACTGGCTACGGCTGTTACCGTGACTGGACAGGTGATTATTCGTACTGCTGAGAATTCCATGAATGACTATATCAACAAGGTAATGAAGAATGAAGAACCCAAAGATTACGTTATTGCAGTCGATACTGATTCGGTCTATTTGAATCTTGATGAAGTTATCACAAAGGTTTCCAGCAAGACTCCGATTGAAGATATCACTTCTTTTGTAGATGACATTTGTGAAAACAATATTCAGAAACAACTAAACAAGGTCATGAAAGATCTTACTGGTATGTTGGGCTGCAAAAATAATAAGATTTCTTTCAAGCGTGAAGCCATTGCTTCTGCCGGAATGTTTATTGCCAAGAAGCGGTATGCATTGCTTGTGCACGACAATGAAGGAATTAGATATGCCGAACCTCAATTGAAGATCATGGGACTGGAGACTGCACGGAGCAGCACTCCTGCAGTAGTCCGCGATAAATTGAAGGATTGCATCATGATCATCCTGACCAAGACCCCCGAGGAGTTACGCGACTTTGTGAATATATTCTCTGATGAATTTATGAAGATGCCTATAGAAGATGTCGCTGCTCCTCGGGGTGTCAAGGGTATTAGTAAATATACTGATTCCTCTGACATCTATAAGTCTGGTACTCCAATTGCCACCAAGGCTGCATTGTTACACAATGCATACACAAAGAAGATAAAGCTTGACAAGGAACTTCCACCCATCAAGGAAAACGATAAGATCAAGTTTGTATTTGTTCGTGTTCCAAATCCATATGGCATGGGTGGCAGAGATGCCGTGATGGGATTCATTGGCAAGCCTCCTCCACAATTTAATCTTGAAAAGTATATTGATCGAAAGAAACAATTTGAAAAAACTTTTGGTGAGCCCCTAGACAATATTTTGCAGGCCATCAAGTGGTCGATAAATGAACAAGTCACACTTGAATCCTTCTTTGGTTGAGGTATAATACAAATATGGGTAAAATTAAATATACACAAAGTCCGCAATTGACTAAACAAGACATTGATTTTGATGAACTTCTTACAGACATCAGAAAAGACATGAAGAGACCTAGATATCAGTCAAAGCATACTCATGTAGATTTTGAAGTATTCAAACTAAAAGATGCAATAATTAAACAGTTGCAAGAAGAAGTTAAAAATTTGAAAGAAGAAATCGAAGATCTCAAGACTGATCTAAAGTCTATGATTGAAATGGAAAGTTAAGAAATGATAAAGAAATTTAAATCTAGATACGGTGATGAACGAATTCTCACACTTCTTGAAAACGGATCTTACAAGGTCGAAGGTCGGACTATATATACTCGCCACGGTGATGGGCTATTTGATTTTGAAGGTGGTCCATGCTATATGGTTGGGGATAGACTACTTGACGTTGATGATGACTTAATCATTGAATCACTAACAATTGATCATAGCATAGACAAAGAAGACTACGCTGCTGTTATTATTAATACAAGAAAGGCAAAGCGTGGAAAATCAAAAATTTGCTGATGAAAACCCAATAATAAAATTTTCTAATGATGAAGTTAGCAAAATAATGTTGGCCAAGTATGATACTGAATCATTAGAAGATAGACTAGATGTTGTTGCTATGTCGCAAATGTTTTCTTTTTGGTTGCATGTCCAAGAAGTTTTACTAGATGCTTCGGCAGAAATTAAAAAACTTAAACAACAAATTAAAGAATTGGAAGAAAAAAATGGCAAGTAAAAAGAAGAAGATGCCTAAGTTGCTTAGATATCGTCGTCTATATGATGTCCTCACAGAATCTGAAACAGATTTTAAGAGTCGCATTACTGGGATGCCCGTATATCTTTTATTGAGTGAACATAGGTTGATTAGTGAGCAATATGGTGTAGAATCATTTAAGGTTAATGATCAGTTGACAGACAGAGTATCTAAAATTTATGATAGACTGTCTCTTGTTCAAAAAGAAATCATGCAGACCTTTCATAACATGAATGATCAGTTGATGATATCCGATTATTATGCTGATCAAGCATACACAAAGAAAGAAAAGGAAAAGAATGTCGAAGTATCTACAAAATCTACTAAGTAAAATTAACAACCCCGATGCATCAATTGTTGCCGATGGCATTGATGGTGCAGACGTAACTGGGTTCATTGACACGGGCTCATATGTATTGAATGCCCTACTGTCTGGATCTATATATGGTGGGCTTCCAAATAACAAGATTTCTTGTCTGGCTGGAGATCCCGCAACTGGAAAGACTTTTTATGCAATTGGAATGGCTACGCAGTTCCTTAAAGACCACAAAGACGGGCTTGTCATGTACTTTGACACGGAGCAAGCAGTCACTTCAGACATGTTTGAATCCAGAGGGATTGACACCAAAAGAATTGCGGTTGTTCCTGTTGCAACAATCGAAGAATTCAGGACACAGGCTCTCCAGATCGTCAATGAAGTTAATGAGACACCTGAAGAGGAACGCAAGCCAATCTTTATGGTTCTTGATTCTCTGGGAATGTTATCGACAAAGAAGGAAATGAGCGACACTGCTGAAGGCAAGGATGTTCGTGACATGACCAAGGCTCAGGTCACCAAGGGTGCTTTCCGTGTTCTTACAATTAAGCTTGGTAAGGCCAAGATTCCTCTTCTTCTTACCAACCACACTTATCAAGTAATTGGTTCTTATGTTCCTACCAAGGATCTCAGCGGTGGCGTTGGCCTGAAGTATGCAGCCAGTAACATCATCATGCTTTCTAAGAGCAAGGATAAGACAGACGAAGGCGTAGTTGGAAACTTTATTAAGTGCACAAATTACAAAAATCGTTTTGTTAAAGAGAACATGCACGTTGAGACACGCTTAAACTATACTTCAGGTCTCAGCCGTTATTATGGCTTGACTGAATTTGCAATCAAGTATGGTATCTTCAAGAAGGTATCCACTCGCGTAGAACTTCCCGATGGCAGCAAGGTCTTTGAAAAAAATATTGATGAAGAGCCTGAGAAGTACTTCACCAAGGATATTCTAGATAAGTTGGACGCACAGATTCAAAAGGAATTCAAGTATGGAAAAGGCTCCGAAGTATAAATTTTTATCAGAAGTATCCACTGATGTTTCACAGACTTGTCCGATTTTAATTATTGAAGGAAAGTTTGAAGGAATTGTTTATCGATATGGACAAATTTCTTTTAAAGAAACTGATGATGGTGATTTGAATGTTATGATGGATATTGAAATGATTACAGCACCTGAAGGTTTCAATCAGCAAGATAAAGATTTTACAGATGTTGCTGGTGAAATATTTGTTAATATTGTAGAGAATCAAGTAGAGTCGGAACCGAGCGATCTTGAAGCCGATGTTCATGAAGATTCTCTGGACAAACCCTAAATCAGTGATATACTAAAAACATGGAAACAGTTATTCTAAAGAACTTGGTCCTCAATGAGGACTATGCTCGCAAAGTTGTTCCGTTCCTTCAGGATGAATACTTTCACGACAAGGCCGAGAAAACGGTCTTTAATATCGTAAGCAAGTTCATTCTAAAGTACAACAACATTCCAACCAAGGATGCTATTCTCATCTCTCTAGGAGATGAGAAGGGCCTTGGAGAAATGGAATTCAAGAAGTGCTCGTCTATTGCAGACGAAATGTACAAGGAAGGTGAGAAGTCAGACACTAACTGGCTTGTGGAGAACACCGAAAAGTTCTGCAAAGAAAAGGCCATCTACAATGGTATCATGGCCTCCATCGGTATCATTGAAGGTAAAGATAAGGAGCAAACCCAAAATGCAATTCCTGAGATTATGTCTAAAGCCCTTTCAGTATCCTTTGATACAAGAGTTGGGCATGATTTCCTTGAAGATGTGGATGAGCGGTATGAATATTATCACCGCGTCGAAGAGAGAACTCCATTCGATCTGGAAATGTTTAATGTCATTACCAGAGGTGGTGTACGCAAGAAGACGCTGAACGTTGTCATGGCAGCATCTGGTGTTGGTAAGAGTGCATTCCTCTGCCATCATGCAGCAGCCTGCCTATCTCAAAACATGAATGTTCTGTACATCACGCTTGAGATGGCTGAAGAGGAAATCGCCAAGCGAATTGATGCCAATCTTTTAGATACAGACATGCATGTTCTTGAGCAGATGCCTCTTAAGCAGTACGAGAGCAAGGTTGATAATCTTAAGCGCACTTGCCGGGGTAAGCTTATCATCAAGGAATATCCTACTGCTGCTGCAAACGTGACTCACTTCAGAGTTCTCATGGAAGAACTGAAGATCAAGAAAAAGTTTGTGCCTGATGTTATCTTTGTAGATTATCTGAACATCTGCTCCTGTGCTCGTTTCAAGATGGGCAACGGAATGAATAGTTACACTTACGTCAAGGGCATTGCAGAAGAACTTCGTGGTATCGCCAAGCAGTTCAATGTTCCTCTCTGGACGGCTACTCAAGTCAATCGTGAAGGTGCGAAGAGCAGCGACATGGAGATGACAGATACCTCGGAAAGCTTTGGTCTGCCTCAGACTGCAGACTTCTTCTTTGCTCTGATTGAGAATGAAGAACTCGCTGAAGCCGGCCAACTGGTTGTCAAGCAACTAAAAAACCGTGGTAATGATACCACAAAGAATCGTAAGTTCCTAGTTGGCGTAAACAAATCCAAGATGAAATTTTATGATGTTGACAACTCCAGCAATAATCTTGTTGAAGCCAACAACACAGGTGAAGAAGGATTTGGTTCGGGTTCAGATCCGATTACGTTTGATCCAAAATTTGGTAAGAAGAAGAACAAGGCAGTCAACTGGACTTTTGAAGACGCTGCAAAATGAGCATATATATTGATAAGAAATATGTGAACATGGTTTCTGGAGCCCTTCAGAAGTTTAAGTGGAAGAAAGACAACCTAGCCACATGCAGATGTTTCGCATGTGGTGACTCAAAGAAAAATAGATCCAAGACAAGGGGATATTTCTTTGAGAACAAGGGAAAATATGTTTACAAATGTCACAATTGCGGTATTGCTTGTAATTTATATTCTGTTCTTGAAAGTGTCAGCCCATCTCTCTGCAAGGAGTATGCGTTTGAAAACTTCAAAGACAAAAATCCAGAGCCGATTGAACGAGAGGAAACAGTTGTGCGTCAGCCTATGTTCACGAATCTCGGAACCCGGCTCGACTTGCTCGACCCAACTCATAAGGCAGTAAAATATGTTAAATCTAGAGAAATTCCTGAAGAAAAGTATTGCAATTTTTATTACTGCTCTGATTTCAGTCGGATCATGGCGGATTTTGACCGTGAAGGAACCAAGGAAGACAGACTCGTCATACCGTTCTATGACGAGGATGGGTCACTACTTGGCGTACAGGGGAGATCCTTTGAAGAAAAGAAAGACTCCATTCGATACATCACGCTCAAGAAAGACGGCGAAGAACGGCTTTGGTACAACCTAGATAAAGTAGACCCTCGGGAAACTGTATATGTTACTGAGGGTCCGATTGACTCCATGTTCATTCCCAATGGAGTGGCAATGCAAGGTGCTGGCTGGCTTGATACGATGCCTGCAAAGATTGCAAAGTCAAAGATTGTGTTTGTGTTTGACAACGAGCCTAGAAACTTTGAGATTGTCAACCTGATTGGTAGATATATTGACGCCGGACGAAATGTAGTAATCTGGCCAGATGAAATAGAAAAGAAAGATGTCAATGACATGGTAAAGGTTTATGGAACAAATCTTACCATGAAGCTGATTATCAACAATGTTTATTCTGGACTAAAAGCCAAAATGAAGTATACTTACTGGAAGAAGGTTTAAAATGGATGATAACGAAGACATGACAGAAGAAGATATCTTAAAGGCTAGTGAAGCCTATCTTACTTTTGTGCAGCGATTCGGTGAATACGTAAAAGAGATGGACCCAGGTCTGTGGTCCCGAGCACGAGAATACGCTGCGGACTTCACAAAGATTGATGGTGTGAGAGTTGAACTTGTAGATGAGGATGAAGATGACCGAGATACAGAACATAAAAATGGAGCAGACTAAGTACTTTGTCCTAGATCACGGACACGTTGATCTAGTGGACTATATGGGCTCTGATCTGAGTGTTGTTAATGCTGCAAGAGTTTCTTTCAATAAAGAAAGTTCTTGGCAGAGCGATCCTAATTGGACAGGCTTCAATAAAAAAGAACTGTCTGAGAGAGACGCAAAGCTTATTCGTTATCTTGCAAAGCACAATCACTTCACTCCATTCTGCCATGCACAAATTAGTTTGCGCATCAAGTGCCCAATCTTTGTTCGTGCACAACTTGGCAAGCATCAGATTGGTCTTGTGATGAATGAGGTCAGTCGTAGGTATGTCACCTATGAGCCTGAGATCTATACTCCACTGTGGAGAAGTTCTCCTACTGATGGAGCAAAGCAAGGCAGCAGTGGTCCAATCGAAGATATGGATACATGCATCAAACTTCGTCAGGAGTATGATGGCGTTGCAAAAGAATGTTTGGATCTTTACAATAAACTTTTGGCCGATGGTGTTGCTCCTGAACAGGCGCGTTCAATATTGCCACAAGGAACTTATACGGAATTTGTGTGGACTGGTTCTCTCTATGCATTTGCCCGCGTTTATAACTTGAGAATCGATGCACATGCCCAATGGGAAATTCAAGAATACGCAAAAGCAATTGATAAATTAATTGCTCCTATTTTCCCGGTTTCGTGGCAAACTCTAACAACTAAATAAGACACCCACTTAAGGATTTAACTATGGCCGAAATTTTATCACCATTTCAATCGTTTATTTTCATCTCTCGCTACTCTCGCTGGCTCAACGACCAAAATCGTCGTGAGACTTGGGATGAATGTGTAGACCGTTGGTGGAAATACTTTACTGGTAAAGTTCCGCAACTCGCAGAACGCCCGGATGTCAAAGAAGCAATTCTCAATCTAGAAGTTCTTCCTTCCATGCGCAGCCTGATGACTGCTGGTCCTGCATTGGATCACGACAACACTTGCTTATACAACTGCTCATACTTGCCAATCGATAGTCTTGATTCGTTCGCAGAACTTTTTGTTGTTCTTATGAATGGCACTGGTGTTGGATATTCAGTTGAACATCAATATACCGACAAGCTTCCACAAGTTGCTAACAAGATTGAAAAGTCTTTCAACATAACTTATGTTGTTGAGGACTCCAAGGAAGGTTGGGGCAACGCAATCAAGTTCATTATGGATCACCTCTATGCGGGTCGTCACGTTAAATGGGATTTAAGCAAGATTCGTCCTGCTGGAGCAAGACTCAAGACCTTTGGTGGTCGTGCTAGTGGGCCTGCTCCTCTAGACAATCTATTCAAGTTTGTCGTTAAGATTTTCTACAATGCACAAGGACGCAGACTAACTGCTCTTGAATGCCATGATGTTTGCTGTGCTATTGCAAATGCCGTCATCGTTGGTGGCGTTCGTCGCTCTGCTATGATCTCCTTGAGCGATCTTGCTGATCGTGAGATGGCACTCTGCAAGAGTGGTGCATGGTGGGAGCAGGCTGGCTTCCGTTCATATGCCAACAACTCTGCTGTTTATCGTGGCCGTCCTCCAATGGGTCAATTCCTTGAAGAATGGACCTCACTCTACAACAGTCACAGCGGTGAACGTGGAATGATCAATCGCAAGGCACTACAGGAACAGGCTGCTAAGTCTGGCCGTGATCCAGACTGCGAGTATGGTACAAACCCATGCTCAGAGATCATTCTCAAGCCATTTGAATTCTGCAATCTTTCTACAGTCGTAGTTCGTCAAGACGATACTGCTGCAACACTGAAGAAGAAGATTGAGATCGCTACAATCATTGGTACTGTTCAATCTACCTTTACCAACTTCCCATATCTTCGTCCAGAGTGGAAGAAGAATTGTGAAGAGGAAAGACTGCTTGGCGTATCTATGACAGGTATTTTTGACAACAAGCTTACCAGTGGTTTGGAAGGCAAGCCAAAGCTTGTTCGTCTTCTTGAGACTCTTCGTGATCATGCGACCGCGACCAATCTCAAGTGGGCAGAGAAGTTGGGAATCAATCCTAGCAAGTCAGTTACTTGCGTGAAGCCTGAAGGCACTACATCGTGTTTGGTGGACTCTGCCTCGGGTCTGCATCCTCGCTATGCGGATTATTATTACCGCAGAATTCGTCTGGACAAGAAAGATCCTCTGTACAATTTAATGAAGGATCAAGGCGTCCCGTGTGAGGATGATGTCATCAACCCAACTTCTACTGCCGTCTTTACGTTTGCTATGAAGGCTCCAAAGGGAACTATGACCACTGAGGAACTTCGTGCACTTGACCATCTTGATCTGTGGAAAACTTATCAAGAGCACTTCTGCCATCACAAGCCATCAATCACCGTCAACTACAAGGACTCTGAATTCCTTGAAGTCGGTAACTGGCTCTGGGAAAACTTCGATGTCGCAACAGGCATCTCGTTCCTTCCCGGTGGTGACAGTCATACCTATGCTCAGGCACCCTTTGAGCAGATTGATTCTGCAACCTATTCAGCACATCCTAAGGTTAAAGTTAACTTTAAGGACTTGTCTAAATACGAGGCAGAAGACAATACCGAATCTGCAAAAGAATATGCTTGTAGTGCAGGCGGATGTCAGATAGTCTGATTCACTTTCCTCTGTAGCTCAGCTGGTAGAGCAGAGAGCTGTTAACTCTCGGGTCACTGGTTCAAATCCAGTCGGAGGAGCATAAAATAACCCCTAGGAGCAATCCTGGGGGTTATAAATATTGGTATGCTATCATTTAAACAATATTTAATTCTAGAAAACGATGCTAAAACAGGTTCCTTTAACATGGGTCAATGGTCTAAAAATTATAAAGATGAGGTTGATAGAATTTATAAAGAATTATATCAAAAACATAAAAATGACATCGATCCACATATTTTACGTACCTCTTTTGGGGGAAACATGGAAGAATATATACGAACTAAATTTATGAATCCAGAAGAAAGGGAAATGGCTACACGGGCATCAAGTTATTACTATAGTCCATTGGATATAGATGACCCGAAATATAATGATAGTCTTGTTAAACTAAGAAAGGATCCGGCTCCTCCAGATACTTTTAACAGACAATTATATACATCCCGAGAACCTGTTGATGTAATATTCGGTAAAACTCCAAATGAAAAACCTGTAATAGATTATACAAAACCTGTATTGGATCAAGATTTGTCTACGACATATCCTGCGCCCGGTGAAATAGAACCAAGTACATCATCAATACAACAAAAAAATCTAAAAGGTGATCCAAATATAATAACAAACCCACCACAATCGGATGCATCTAGATGGCAGGCACGTCTAAGTATAGGCAAAGGCGTTGGAAAAGCTGTTCTAAAAGCTCTACCAGTCATCGGAACCGCAGCTTCTGTAGCAGCCATGACACAAAGAGCCCAAGCAGGAGATTATGTGGGAGCTGGATTGGAGGCAGCATCTGAACTAGCAGATTATATTCCGGGTGTTGGTACAGCTGCTTCTATGGGAATTCAAACATATCTTGCTGATAGAGATACACCAGAAGAAGAAAAGAAAAAACAAAAAAGTACTATGGCAAGACAAAATCTTAGAAGTCTTGGTCAGGGTATTCAATAATAAAATAAAAAATTCCACCTCACAAGGGTGGAATTTTTACATAAATATTTTAGGCAGAGGTGGTGGGTATTCCACGCAGTCCTTTTGGAATGGTCGAAGTATATTTCATCAGACTGCTAAGGAACCACCACTTCTGCCCAAGGTATAAATATATAGTAATTATATGACAATAAATGAAAACAATTTTATTGATAGGTTTACTCCAAAAACACCTAAACAAGTGCAAAAAGAAATTTCTTTAAAAGAGAGAAAACAAAAGCAATTAGAGCAGCTTAATTATCTTGAAGCAATGAAGCCTCTTACTCTCTTAAAAGAAGATTTGAAAAATGCAACAGATAGATTTTTTAATCTTCATCCCGAAACTCAATTTAAGAAAACTGTAGAACTAGATCAACCTATAGAAAAAAAAGCTCTATTAGAACAATTGCAGGTAGCAGACCCACTTGTTGTAATAGATGGCAAAATTACAATCGATCCTTCTAAACTAGAAGAGATGATAACATCTCAAGCAGCTGTTTTGGCACAAAAGGCTTTTGAAAAATTTAACAGTGCAAACATGGCAAATAGTAATATTGGTGGAGGTGGTGGTGTTGGGATCAAACTTAAAGATTATCAAGGAAATATTACATCAGTTTTAAAGTCTGTTAATGATTTAATAATCACGGGCGATGGTGTTACGGTGACTCAAAGAGGCAAAAATGTTGAAATAAACATTCCAGGAGTATCTGTTCAGGCTGGAGATCCAACTATTGATTTTGCAAGAGAATCTACTGCTTTGAGTATTATGCAATCACTGTATACAATTAATCAAACAGTAGATAGTTTGGAACAATTGACTCTACCATCTGAATATTCCGAAGGTATTGGTGGAAGCACAGGAAGCTGGACTGCAATATAATGTATTATAAAAATTATGATCCAAATATTCATGATGTTTATTTATATGGTCCCGGAAACATTGGTTATCCAATAGGAATCAATCCAACAAGTTTAATAGCAGGTGCGTCAGCAGATTTTGCATCTATATCACCACGATATAGAGCTTTTACTGGAACTGGACCTATTCCAATTCCTCCTGGTACTGGAGTTACTGGTTTACCAAATTATTATAATATAAAAGACAATCCATTATATCTTGTTTTTGGAGATAAAACATTATCTTCAAATATTCATTATATAATAAATAAAGCATCTGACAGTTTTACAACTTTAGCAAAGTATACAGGAACTACAACGGCATATCCTGCATTATCTGTGGCCCTATGGAATAAAAATTTATCTGGATTTTGTTATTTTGGACCTTTTACTGGATTTTATAATTGTGTTCCATTAAATCAAATTTCTGGTAATACATCTTATATGCCTCCAATTTATTTTCAAGGTTCTCCAGAAATTCCTGGCTTTGGATTGGGTGCAACTTTTTATCAAGTCTTACCAAATGACAATGGAATTATGGATTTAATGGGAGCTGGTCTTGGCATAACAATGAATCAGCCTGTAGCAAAAAAAATTCATCCATCGGTTTATATAAAAGAAATAATTGATCAAGGAATAACTCCAACAATTACGCCTGTATCGAATAACCCATCAGCGTTTACAGTAAGAGTACCGGGTATAAATTTATATATTTGGGATGGAAATGATAAAATTATACCAATATCAGCATTTGAAGTTGGTTATTCATATCAAACAATTAATAATTTTAACTATATGAGCCCATTTGCTTTTTATGCTGTATTTCCAAATAATAATCTAAATAACTTAGATTATGCTATATGGGTAGGTGATTCTTCTTCTCAAATAATTTATAAAAAAAATAATTCTTTATTTTTTTTAGGAAGTGTTTATGGTTTACTTACACTGCCGATTATACAAGAGAATTTAGAAGAATTATTAGGAGTTGGATCTCTATATTGTACCGAAGCTATGCCGTTATACACATTTTTAAAAAATAGTTTTATAGATAAAAATCATTTTTGGTATCCATTAAATCAAGGATTCACATTAAGTACACAAATTGATTTTGATCGAATTGAGACCGATATAAATAATCTTAATTCTTCAGTAAATTTTAAATATCAAGAATGGAATAATAATATATGACAGTTGATAGAATCTATGCACCGGTTATTCCTAATACAAATCAATCTCCAACTTCTTTACCAGGAGTAACTTTATCAGGAGATCTTCCTTATATAACTCTTACTTCTTCTGGTAAATCAGGAGAATTATATACACGAACTCCTTTTATATCTAATATCTCTGGAAACACAGCAGATTATCTTGGTCAATTATTTTTAAATTCAACTTTTGATCTTTCATATAATTATCTACATTTGATTTATGGATTTATTCCAAATTATTATATTGATGTACATAAAAATATAGAAGTTTCAATGTCTCGGACAACTGGTCCTTTTTACTTACCAAAAGGAGCATCAAGACCTGGTGGAAATAAAGAAATTCGTTGGGAAGTTATAACTATTTCCTATAATACTGCTTCTTTTTTAACAAATCTTTCTGGTGCGTCATCTACCGCAATAACTGGTTTAAATATTATACATGATATTGTTCCCGGTGGTCAAACATTAACAGGTGAGTATATTTTTTATAGAAAAATAGGCGAACTTTCTTAATAAAGATGTTTCATATGTTAATCGGCATTGATTACTCCATAACCTGCCCATGTCTTTGTCTTTATGATGAACGCAAAGAATTTAAATTTGATAATTGTTTTTTCTATTATCTGACCAACACCAAGAAATATGCTGATAAGATTGCTCCAAATATTACTGGAGAATCTTTTCAGGAATATATTCAAGATGTCGATAGATTTGATACCATATCCCAATGGGCTTCCAATCTTTGCATAGGGGCTGCAGATATAGCCGTAGAAGGGTATTCATTCGGTTCCAAAGGCCGAGTTTTCAATCTGGCTGAGAATATGGGAATCCTGAAGCATAAGCTTTATAAGCTCGCCATTCCTGTGACCATCATTGAGCCATCCAGAGTCAAGAAATGCGCCACGGGCAAAGGTAATGCTGATAAACAGGCAATGTACGAAGCCTTCACCAAAGAAACAAAAACCGATCTTTTGTCGGTCTTTGATCAGAAAACTTTGAGCAATCCTGTTACGGATGTTATTGACAGTTATTATATTTTAAAGGCAATGATTCAGTCCAGAAATTAACGGACAATACGTCCAGCATTCATTTTGGCACTGTTGTCCAATTTTTCATGGAATCTTTTTGGAACCTGACCGCTACTCTTAATTTTGTCAATTACTTCTTTAAACTGACTTCCAACGACCTTTGAAGGGGTCAGAGTAGCATCCATTGCTAGTGATGGTGTGCTGGCTTGCCAATCTTTTATAATTTTCTTTTTTTTGCACTTTGGGCAGGGTTTCTCTAACGGAGTATTACGCTCTGAAAGACTTAATATCTCATCAAAGGTATGGTCACAATTTTCACACTTAAAGGCATAATTAGGCATTTTTTTTCTTTCTAAAGGTAATTAGCATAGAATCAAACAAGAAGCCATAGGATGGTTCTTTTGGCTTTGATTTTAATTCCATTTTGGCTTCCTTAGGAGTTCTGTTTCCTTTAAGAAGATTACAATCTCTGCAAGCAGCCACCATGTTAACCCATGATGATGCACCACCCTTAGACCTTGGTATAACATGATCGACTGTGGCGTCTTTATTGTTTAATTCAATTCCACAATACTGACAGCAAAATTGATCTCTTCGCAGAATATTTTGACGAGAACAAGAAGCTTTTTTATATGGCAACTTTACATAATACTTTAAAATTAAAATTTTGGGAATTTTAACAATTTTAGAAACAGATTTAACTTCATAGCACTCGTTTGAGTCATCACCCCAAACCTTATCCCTGCTTATGAGTTTATAGGCTTTATTAATGGTAATGATATTCAGAGGGGTATTATCTTGATTTAGCAAGAGTACCTGTTTCTTCATATTCTTTAAGTATTTATGTAAATCTAAATATTTCATAGCCATGGATAATAAACAAGATAGACAATTTTATTGGGAAGTCAAGGATTTCTTGGGAAAAAATAATCAATCTAACTCTTCAAAAGTTAGTAAACCAGAATCCTTAAAGGAATGTATCTCAAAGACCATCATCAAAAATGATGCTCTCTATAGACCTTCCATCATTCCACCCGTACCATTGACCGAGGATATTATTTCCAGCGTCAATTCGTTGCTATCCTTGAATGAATCACATATAAAAAATAATTCCCACAACATTACAAAAAGTATGTTCAATTTGACAGAAGCCCCTGCGCCAGCATTTGGTGGTGGTAGCCTTAGCGGTGGAGCAAGTGGAAGATCATTTGATTCTTCTCGTAGATCTGGTTCATCATGGAGAGAACGTAATCCAGAAGAATATCAGCAAAATGTTGAGATGAGATTGGCAAGACAAAGAGAAGCTGAAGAAAATAGAAGAAAAGTTGCAACAGACAGTCAACGCAGAAGAGCTGAAGATGAAACTTACCAGTATGGGCAGGCTATGAAAGATGCAGGTTCTGATGCCCAACTTGAAATGGATTCTAATAGACCTGGTATTGCTGCAGATACAGCAGCAAACCGAGCCAAACTTCAATCATGGCGTGGTGAAAAAGACAGAGAAAAAAGAGCTACAAGTATTGCCAAAACCATAGAAACAGTATCTGGTAAAGATCCTGCTTCGCTGACTTCTAAAGAAGCCAGTGAACTTCAGATGGCAAAAATTTATATGGGTGGTGGTCAATATTCCAAAGGAGACGCCAGCCTAGAAGGTAGAGTAAAAGATAAATTAACAAATAGCCAAGCATTGAAAAATAAAGCTGAGGCCCTACAAGGACCAACTCCAGATGGCGGAAATGTAACCGATTCATTTGCTACCCCTGATGCTGCCATGAAGTCAACTTTAGGAAGAAGTGTAGAAGATCTTGCACAAACAACTCAAACTGCTTTCTCACGTGAAGCAGCAATTAAGAGACAAGAAGATAAAGCTTTTGATGATAGAGTTAAAGAAGAACGTTATCAAAGCATGAAAGATAAAGTAGTTCAAGGTACCAATATGACTTATGGTGAATTTGAAGCTAAGACTGGAAGAAGATTCAATGCTACTGATGCCCGTGACAGTTCATTGATTAGTAACTTGGCTGGTGCTGGTAGCAGAGGAAGATCAGAACAAGCTAAACAACTTGATCTTACTACTGATCAATTTAACAGCAGATATGCTGAACAAAATAAAGATCTTGCACAACGACAAGGTACAGCAGATCGTGCATATGATCAATCTAAGTTTGAATCGGATAAATTCAAAAATGATCCTGCGTATAGAAAACAAGTCCAAGATGCGGAGACAGCAAAACTAATGCCACAAGTTAAAGCTCAAATTGCAGCCGATGAAGCAAAACGTGTTGCAGCAGAAACTGCAGGCAGAGAACAAGCAAGAATAGCAAAAGATAAAATAACAAAAACTGATCTTGAAAAATCTAAAAATCTTATCCCAAGTCTTTCTTCTTTTTCTGATAAAGATAAATTGGCAGCTAAAATTGATGCTATGCAAGGACCAAATCCAGATGGTGGAAACGCATCAAGTAAATTCTTACCACCAGCTGAAGATTTTGTTTCTCTTAAGCCCGAAGAAGAAAGCATAATTCCTTATCGCAGTGAAGAAGCAAAAGCCGCCAGTAATGCAGAAGTACAAAAACAAGCAACTTATCGACAATACGCTGAAACACAAAAACGATTAGATGCAGAAAGAGAAAAATCAAATGCAGAAAGACAAAAATTAAATGCAGAAAATGAAAGAAAACAAAAAGAATTATCAAATCCACGTTACCAACCTGGATTGAGTTCTCGTTTGGAAGGACCCCCTTCACCAGAAACTCAAAAAATTATTGATCAAGAAATGTCAGATCGTGCCGGTCTTCAATCATATAGAACTCAAAGAGATTTAGAAGGACCAATCAGAGATTTAATTGGTGATGTTCCATTGAGTAAAGATGATTTTACGCGCAACAGAAATCAAGCAGCTGCCGAAAAACTTGCAACTCAAGCAGAATATAATGAATACGTGATACAAAAGAAAGATGCCGAAAAAACAGCAAGAAGCAGAGGTGTAAATCCTTCTGCACTAGAACCAATTCAAAGTTTTGATGAATGGAAAAAATCAAAACAAAAACAATCATCTGATGCTGCTTTTGCTAATCAGCCGAGACCTGAATTTACTCAAAATGTTTCAAGTGCTTCCAAAGCACCAAACGAATATGTATCTCTAATAAATAGTTTTACTTCTCCTAAAGTTGGCCGCGAACCAATCGAACCTGGAAGTAAACAAGATGTTGATAGACAATTAAAGAGACTAAGGGGAGGACAATGATGCCACGCAAACTCCACCCACTAACAGAAGTTCTTCTAGAACAAAGATACCAACAGAATTTTCTTCAAGAAAGAATTGATGATGGTGGAGATGGTGCGTTTTCTTGGAATAGATTAGCCAAAGCCAAAGGTAAAACTGCAGAAGATTTGCTGCAAGATTATGCCGATGCCAGTATAAAATACACACCGGGCGTAGAAGGTATGTCTTATGCAGAAGTTCCTTTTGCCAGAGAAGATCCTGAAGCATATGGTAAACTAAGATCAGAATTGGCCAAGGAAATGGTACTTGCCCGTAAAAAAGCTTTTGATGACCGTCAAAAAGCTATTGCAGGTGGAATTCCAGATCCTATTCAGGTTGATGATACAGAAATATTAAAAAGAGCTCTTGCAAATAAACCAAAACTAGCTCAAATACTTACACGCGATGAGTATGAAAGTTTGGCGGGAGAGATTACCAATCCACTAGAAATACAATCTACTGTAAAAGACGAAACAGGAAAAGAATATTCTAAAGCACCTATTTCAATGGAAAAATGGGGTGGCATAAGTGATAATTCTGCTGCACTTTATGATTTTTTGCGTGGTGCTCAAGAAAGTTTAACCACACCTGAAGGTCTTGCAAAAGGTGCAGCATTTGGAGCAGGATTTAAAGCATTAGGAATGGGTGCAGGTGCACTTGGTAAAGTTGTTGCACCAAAAATTGCAAAGTTTGTTCCTAAATTCTTGCCATCTATTACCAAATATTTTCCCGGTGCTATTGGAAAAGCAAGAGATGCTGCTGAAATGGGATCGGCTGTAGGACAATCTGCTGTAAACCTTGCTGGACTTGGTGCAATGGGTTATGGTGCATATCAAGCCGGCCAAGAAGGAAAGCTTTCAAGATTTGCTGGTGAAGTTGCTGGTGGTGTTCTTCCTTTTGGTGTTGGTAGAGATGTTACAGGTGTAGCAATTCCAGCAGGAATCAAAGCAGCACCCGCAGCATATGCCAAAGGAAAAGAAATTGCTGGAGATGTAGGCGCAGTTGCCAAAGGTACTGCAGAATCTTTAGGAGCAGCAGGTGGTAAAGTGGCAGGGGCAGCTCGTTCCGTGGCTCGCGGTATTGCAGATACTCCATGGAGTGAAATTCCTTCAAATGTAGGAACTGCAGCTAAAGATTTGGTTTTTTCTGCAAAAGAAATGTATCCTTTTAATTATAAAATTATTAAAGGAAAAGCAGGAACAGTACCTACAAATAGATCTTGGGATCTACCAACTGGTGAACGTTCATGGGAGACTGGACTAGGTTATGATATTATAGCTGATGCTGAAGGTAATATTGTAGGAGAAAGACCAACAATACCGACTGATCCATCTTCTCTTACAGTTAAACCTTCAAATGTATCTTCATCTGAACCAGTAAGCCGTGCCAAACAAGGTGCAGCAGCTACTGTAGCCCTTGCTATGGCTGCACGTGGTACAGGTGTACCCAGCCCCGCCGTTGATGTAGTTAAACCCTCTGAGTCTATGGTTTCTACAGAAACAGCTCCCAGAGAAACTATGGGAAATATTGAGATGAGAAACCCAACTGCACCTCCTGAATCTGGAGCATCAACTTCCAGAACAACTACTGCACCTGCAGCAGAATCAGGAGCAAAAGGAGCAGATACAGGATCTTCATCCAGAATTCCTGTAACAACAAGTTCTTCAGATAAAACTACTTCAACAACTAGTTACAGTACTAAAGCTTCCAATAAATTTCAAAATGATTGGTGGAAGAAATTAGACAATAAAAATACATCAACATCAACTGCGCCTGCTAAAGGCAAGGTAAACTTTAATACTGTTGATCAAACCAATACCAATAGAATAAGTCAAGCCAATACTGTTGGTGGTACCCCATTTGTTCCTCCTGTAGTTCCAATGACAACTACTCCTCCAAAGGAACCGCCATCAACTCCTCCAACAGTTCCACCAACATTGCCAACTTTGAAATTTGGTGGTGGTGAAAGCCGTGGTAGTGATCTTGATGATTCTCGTCGTAGACAAATGGCAGGAACTGATATCAATGCCATATTGAGAAGTTTGTTCCCATCTTCTCAAACAATTTCAATTGAATAATAAAAAACCTGTGTTATAATGTAGGTTATATATTGTGTACATATGAATAATTTTTTACATAAACCTATTGTTATTGATAATGAATTAAAAGAAGTAACCATCGAAGGAAAACGTTTCTATGAAACGCCCGGTGGTATATTTCCCAGTGTAACTACCGTAGTTGGCTGGGATAAACAAAATTTTTTTGCTGACTGGAGAAGAAAAAATCCAGAAGAAAGCAAAAGAGTTACTTCTCGTGGAACAAAATTTCATAGTTTGATTGAAAATTATCTCAACAATGAAGAGATTGATTTTGATAATATGATACCAAACTTCAAGGTTTTATTCAATCAATTAAAACCAGAAATTGATAAAATTCAAAATATCGTAGCCCTTGAAACTCCACTCTGGTCACAGACTTTGGGCTTGGCTGGACGAACAGACTGCATTGCAGAATACGATGGAAAACTTTCCATTATCGATTTCAAAGCAAGCAGCAAAGAAAAAAGAAAATCGGATATTGAAAATTACTTTACACAGGCTACAGCATATGCCTTGATGTTCCAAGAAAGAACTGGCATTATTGTTGAGAATTTCGCCATTCTTATTTCATGTGAAGATGGAATGAAGCAAGTGTTTCAAGACAAACCGATTAATTATGTCAAAAAATTAAAACAAGCCATTACGAGATACAAAACCCATGCATTATCGTGAATTAAAAACACTTGAACAAATCGTCAATACTAGAGGCAGCAGACTCTGGTTGAAGATGAATGACAATTCAAAGGCAGCAAAGCAAAGACATATGTTTGTGGAAGCACATGGTGGTTTCTTTAAACAAGAAGGACGATACTGGATATGGGTTTGTCCAGAGGATGAACAGAACGGTTATTGGCTAAAGCGTGTCGATACAGATGAAAAGACATTTTTTAGCAATATGTCTGAATTTGCCGCATCTCAGGGAATGACCGCTGTAAAAATTTGCGAACTTTTAAATGGAAAGCGCAAGACCTACAAAGGGTGGACTGCTGTTGAAATCCGAGAAGTAAAGGAAACTGAAGGTTCTCACGTAAAAGTTAAGAAAAAACCCCCTGAAAAGATAGCAATAACTAAACAGGTGGTATTCCAAGATAGAACCACGAAACAACTCTATATCGTGGATAATATTAATAAATTTGCCAAAGAAAACAATTTAGATTCACATGCCTTATATAAGGTAGCCCGTGGAAAGAATAAAAGTTATAAAAATTTGGTAGTTTATAACCCTTTAGACAATATAGGGAATTCCTAGAGTGATAAATAATTTAAGATGAACTTCAAGGATATTATCAAACTTACAGAAGCCGCCAGCACTTCCGCAGATTCTTTCAGAACTACTGGAGAAGCCATGCGTAAAGATTCAGCCAAATCGGGTGCATCCAACGATAGGGCCAAGGACGCTGCACGTAAGCGTGCAGAGCGTGCCAAGCAGGTCCCAAGAGATAGAAAATCCAAGGGTGAGCTCGTAAGAGAGATGATTGCGGTAAAGACTCAATCTGGAAGAGTTCAGTTGATCTTCAAAGATTCCTTCAATAAGAATCTTCACACCAAGCTCAATAAAAGCGATGTGTTAACTGAAGATGAAGCAAAGCAATATACTGGTGATGCAAACTTTGAACAGACAAGAGCATCTAAATTATTGTTTGGAGATGTAAAATCCAAAGAAAAGAAAGAGCCAGAAAAGAAAAAGGGCAGGGAAGAGGAAACCAAGGAAAAGAAAGCAAAGCCATCTGAAGATGATGCTGAAGCACAAGGTCAACCTCAAAAAGCCAGAAGACTTTCAAAAGAAGAAATTCTTCAAGCCATGCAAGGTATGAATGGCGAACAATTGGCTGGAATGCCAAAAGAACTTCAACAAGAATATTTTCAAAGTATCCGAGCACCAATGGCATCAAAAGATTTTGATGTCCTTAACTTTGAAAATTTGAGCGTTGAGTTTGGTATCAATTCTCTTTCCAGCACCCCATACAATCAACAAGTACTGAATGCTTTGTTGTTTGTTGCAAAGCTAAAGGCTGGAGCAAGCGAACAAGAATTACAAACACTAATGGCTACCAGTGCAGGATCCATGGATTTTACCAAGACTGCATTCTTGCAAGCCAGCAAGATTCTATCACAGATTGGTGATGAGTGCATTCAAAATCTAGTATCTAGCATCGAAGCCGGAACCAGTGGAATGTATTCGGAAGGAACACCGGAACTTCAATGCGGTGAATACAAATTCAAGATTTCTGCTGGTGGTGAATTCACGATCAACACCAATTCATTGAATCAAAGCGGTAAGATAATTCGTGGAATTATCGGTGGTGCCATCTCAAGAACATTGATGGATCCAAAAATCGCCGCATCAGATCCGACAGTCAAGAAACTATTGAATGATGTTGAAGCATCTGGAGAAAATTATTCTGCTCAATTGCTTCCAGACGAGTCAGTTGCAGCTATTTTGACTAACCCAGAATTGGTAAAACAATTCCAGTCTTATGAAGTTTTTTCACCTTCCGGCAAAAGTCTTGGTTTTGCAATCGATGCAAATGGAAATGTAAATCCCGCAATTTCTGTATCTGCTTATCAGAATTCCATAAACAAAGCAGGCCAAGAGTTGTTCAAGGGTGGCAAGAAAAATACATTCTTGAAATCCTTGACTGCAAACGTTATGAAGACTTCACTTCGTGGTGATGGTATGACTGATCCCAAGATGTCACCAAACCATGTCATTACAGCGAATGGTATTTTTAAACTTACAGATGATTATATCGATGAAGTTTCAAATAATGCCATTGTAACCGTAAAGAAATCAGATGATCTCATTGATAATTCTAATTTGTCTTCTTATAAGAAATCTGCAATAAACAATCTACAAAAATGGCGTACAGTTGTAGAAGAAACCGAGCCTAAAGCAGCCAAGAAGACAGATATTAAAAAGCTTTTTATAGACAGAAAAACAATTGATCCACTGGGATTAATCGTACAGAATTCTATTCGAAATCTTTCTTTTGATATCAATGCAAGCCTTTTGCCCGGATTCAAGCCTGAAGATATCAATGCCGTAGAATATAACTATGTAACGATTGGTAAAAAGACAACAAAGATTCCAGTTGTAAGAAGTGAAAAACTTTCTACCCAATTGATTGGTGAAAATTATTCTGTAATCAATGAAATGCTTGTAGAAGCATTAACAAATAATTTCTTATTGTCAAGATTGAATCAAGTAAAAATACTTGATGATGGTGAAAGAAATCTTATTGAAAAATATGGCCCACTTCTTTTGGAAGAAGAAGATCTAAAAGTAGGATGCTTAATTCCTATGTTGAATAAGATCTATTCTCTTACAGAAAAAAATTCAGATTATCTTGTTCCACTCTTTGAAGAAATAATTGATTCGGATCTAGAAGAAGAATACAAGAGAGATTATAAAAAAGAATACCGAAATTATCACGGTAAGAAAAAGCAGAAAAAAGAACGTGCTGCTAGAACAGCCGCAAGAGAATTGATGATTCGCAAAGGAGTCGTCAAAAAGGGATCTAAGAAAGATATAGATCACAAGAAGGCTTTGCGCAATGGTGGTTCCAATGGTATAAATAATTTGCGTCTCAGAGATAGATCTGACAATAGATCAGACAATGGTCATAAAAAAGGCGAGAAGCAAAACAAGGATTGGAAATGAAATCAAAGATTGCCAAAGTTTTAGTTGAAAAGATTTTTTCAAAGTATAGCCATTCTTCTTCAAAGAAGAGAGATATCATTAGAAAAGATATCAATGAAAGCAAGGGCGATAGACCTGTTTTTGTAAAACCTGGTTTACTGGAACTAAAAGAAGCACATGATTTGTTCTTAGTAGAAGGTGCATCTAAAGTATTCAAGATGACTTTTGATTCCATCGAAGTAAAAAATTTACTTCCATGCGATATAATAATTAATGAGTCGGGTGACATGTTTGAAGTAGATTTGGTAGAACAGAATGAAGGAATTTATACTGTAACTTTTGTTGATCAGAACAACTGCGAACTAAAAGAAGTCTTCACACCTGATACTGTTATGGGATTTGTTGATAACGTTGAGAGCACTTCTTATAATCAATTTGATGAAAAGATTGAAATATATGAAGATTCTGATAAAAAAGTCAAGTTGAATAAGATTATGCGCGGAGATGTAAAGAAATACAAAGTTTATGTAAAGAATGATAAAGGAAATGTTGTCAAAGTAAACTTTGGTGATCCTAACATGGAAATAAAGCGGGATAATCCTGCTAGACGTAAAAACTTCAGAGCAAGACACAATTGCGATAATCCAGGGCCCAGATGGAAGGCCAGATACTGGGCTTGCAAGACTTGGAGCAGCAAGCCTGTATCATCAATGCTCAAGGAAGAAACTGAATCACCAAAAGATGTAAAGTGGAAGACGATCACAGAAGAAATTTCTAATAAAACTTTAAATTCATTGCTAGAAAAAACTTATGATCCCAATCTATATGGTCTTGTAAATAACAAAACAAATTTACATCTAAATATAAAGGATAGCCATGAAATTTAAACAATTATTATCAAAAATCAGCGTATTAAATGAAAATGCCCCAGAGCACACCTTTGGCGGTGGCCTTTATATCGGTGACCCTCAAGGAAAGTTGGGCCAATCTGCCCTAACTGACAAGGGAACCCACAACATCAAGCTCCCTCACTCTCTAGACGCAATCAATGCGATGCTTTATGGTCTATCCTCCAGAGAATACATTGATCCAGATGGTCTTTTGGGAATAATCAAGCAAAAACTAAATCATTTTGGTTTTGATTTTGCTCCCAAGGGTTCATTGCAAGAAGGACCAAATATGTTTGAGTTGGTTCAATATGGCAGTCCTCAATTGGGCGTTTATGGTCAAAATCCATATGATGATGTCAATAAAAACGGATTCAAACAAGGTGATGGCATCAAGGAAAAGATTGGCCACTCACTAGCTCTTTCAATTACGGTTGTCAAGCAACCAAATCATCTAAAGAAGCTATCAATAGTCATTGTACCAACTGGTGATTCATCTTTAAATAGTGGTTCTGACTGTGGCTGCATGCACTAATTCCATAATGCAAGAAAAAATAGTACCTCTGACAGAAGATAATTTTCTCGACTTCTGTCAGAGATATTATTTTAACTCAGAGTGTTCTGGAAAAAATGAATTCATGGATGATCTCAAGCGTATCAAATACGTAAAAAGATTATTACAAAAAGTTCATAAGCACAAGACTTTGAAATCAATTCGTGAAAGATTGATTATAAATCACATAATCATTTTAAAGAATGTTTTTGGTGAAGAGAATTGCACAAGAATTCTATTTTTTAGACTAGAACCAAGATTACACTCTTATCTCAAATCTTTCTTGGTATTCCTTGAATTTAACATTAAGTCAATACCAGAAGTTCATTATCATAAGATTAATTGTGACCCTAGAGTCGATAGGAAGCTCCAGCAGGCTGAAAACTAAATATTAGTATATGCCATCTTCATCAGCCTATATTCCTTCTTTCTCCATATCAAATTTTGCACAATCTGTTTCTGCTCCATATACTTCATTTGGAGCATATGCCTCAGGTGTAATTGATGCCAGTGGTAATTTATTAAAGCCCGAAAGTAGCATAGATCCTTATGAATATTTTGTAATAAAGTTAAAGAAAATATTTGAAGAGTTGCCAACAAACTACACTAAAGCTAGATTGAATAGCTACATGTCTGCATTCCAGATCTTTAATGAAGAAGCTGAGTCTTTTGGAATTCCTGAAAATCATTTTTTAATGTTTGTTGAAGGTTATCTTCAAGGTGGTCTGTTGTTGAACGAAGATATGGGAGCAGGAATGGCAACAGGTGGCTCTCCCGGAAGCATTGGAACCGCACAGGTTGTTCCAAACACAGGAACTGTAATGGGATATGACAAGCCAATGGATCTGCCATTGTTTAGAAGATCTCCTGTTGAAATGTTTGATGTAGATAATAACGAATTCCAAAATTTTAAAAATGCTAAAGCATGGAAGCATATTCCAGATAGCCCTACAAAAAAATATCTGAAGCGTTTTCAGCAAAGAAATCCAAACGGCAAAATGGCTATTAGAACTAAGAAGCCTGATACAGATGAGCATGATCTCTATTGGATCACATATCCTGCCAAGAATTTTATGGAAGAGTATGGACTGGATGTTATGGATTTTTTATTTGAAGAAACAGAAGCATTAACAAAAGCTTATAATGACGCCGATGATCGTTCTGGAGAACCATCGGTAGCAACATTGACAGATGCAGAAGAATTGGAATCCATTGGAAAAAAGACAATGGTTTCTTTGACTGCCAGAACTAAAAAAGAAACTGCTCAAAAAGAAATAGATAATGGTTCTGCTTTGTTTGGAAACACTAAAATAGTTGGTAGCAATGTTCAAAAAGAACAAGCTTTGTTGGATGCGATAACAAAAAAATTGCATGCCGCTGGATATAAATTAAAAACCGGAGTTAAATCAAAAGAAGAACTTGGAATTGGAGAGTTTGGTATTTTTGGAGAAGGTGGTAGAGGAGTACACTCCGATGTCCATGTCGGTATGGAACACCCTGAGAAAAAAGGTACAGTGCATCATATAGGTATTGAATCTGGATATAATAGAAAAATGCAGAAACAATATTTAATTCCCAGAGGAACAAGAGTTTCCATGACCAAATTTTTTAGTAACATTGGCGTGCAACCTACTTCTTCAAACATATCTACCCGTGAAGGGGAAATTGATGTTGGTGAAGAATTGATTAAACGTGGAACTGTTTCTGGATCAAGAAAAAGATATGGTCTATGGCCAACATTGGAAAGATTATTTCCACGTACAATAGAGAGAGTAAAAGAAAAATTTAGGCAACCAGCATATCAAGCAATTCGAACAAAATCAGATGATTTGAGTATTATAGGTCATGAAGGTAGGATTGCAACAGTTCACCACAGAGGTGGAGATTTAGTTCAAAGAAAACTTTCTCAACAATTGATGGATCAAATGGGTTTGCACCACACACATGAATTAGATGAACTTACTTTTTCAAGATCACCATTTTATGGTGGTTCTAAGAAAAAGAAAGGTATTGCAAAAAAGAAGAAAAAAAAAGGTATTGCAAAAAAGAACAAAAAGAAATAAAAAACCCCCTTTCGGGGGTTTTCTCAATCCTGAATAAAGTTCTTACAACACTTCGGTTTAGTGCAACCAGAGTTTGCTCTGGCTTCATTAATGATCTTGGTGTGAGCATCTTCCCAACCAGCAAGCCATTCCTGCCAATAAACTGAATTAGATTCAAAAATATTGGAAGCCTTATCACCCCCATTCATTCTAGTGTCATAGCCTTTCTTATAGGCTGAACCTGGAACATAATCTGTCATTGTTTATCCTTTGGATCAATAGGAACAATTACGATTTGACTGATAAGCTTGTCAAGAGCCTTAACGTGAGCACGTTGCTCAGTAATGTTTAGATAACCACGAATCTCAATAAGCTTCTCGTAATCTTCACGAGAGAAAGTAGTCGTGGTCTTGGCAGGCTGTTGCTTCTTCATAGGACGACGATTGTTCATGGGATTCTTGGGGCGAGGGTTCTTGCTCCATTCCTTCATGATGTCATCAATGTTAAGATACTCTTTCATGCTCTCGGTGAAGTCTTGCCCACTGTTGATGTCATTCCACATCTTGCGGAACTCTGGGCCCATGTTGCCATAGAAGAAGAACCCATTAGGGTTGTTGTTTGGATTGTTGGCGTCATCATCGTCGCCGTTCTGCCAGTTCTTGAAATCATTATAATCAGAATTATTCATATCTTTCCTTAGTTAGTGTCAAAAATTTGTTCGTAAACTACCTTGCCCCGATTGTCCGTAACGGATACATATCGAACGTGACGGCTCATTGCATCACTGATATTTAGGGGATCCTTTGGACCGAATGCCATGTGCTTGATCCAAGCAGGGCACCCACCAAGGGAAATACGAACTTCGGCACCAGTTGCATCAGTACCATAAAAATCAAATGCAGCCTTCTCACCATCATAATAGGTGAAGAAGCAATCAATAGAATCATACTTCTTGCGAACATCCGCAAGAGTCATTTCTGTAGCGGTCTTAGCCATTAGGCAATCTCACTTGCTTGATTAAAATAGGTAGTTGGCCATTCGCGTCAAGCGCACGAAGAGTACCAACTTTAGCCTCCATGAGGCTCTTGTGACGGTTATTACGAAGACGGGTTTTGCGCTTTCTATGCGCCCGAGCAGTTACACGTTGTTTTGAATTAGGCATATGAATAGTATACTCCTTATTTATGGTCTGTCAAATAACAAAACCCCCTTTGAAGGGGGTTTTGGGTCGATTCAGATGCGGGAGACCAAACCCCACTGCTTTAAGCAGCCATTGCCATATAGTTGGCAATTATTTTTGCAACTGTTTATTTACGACACTTGTTACCCGTGTCGGGTATCTCCTTCTTCATTACTTTGCGCCAATCGATTCCTTTCGACCCCGGTGACCCGAAGCCTAGGACTTCGGGAAATGCCCCGCTGCTACGAGGACTTAATTCGCCGTTTTCAGAGGATTGCAGATTCTCTGACTTAGGCTAATGGAGTCGGGGGGATTCGAACCCCCGTCTTGTACGCATTTCAATCCAATATCAACAATACCATTTTTATTTAGTGCGAGCGGAAGGATTCGAACCTTCGTAGACATAAGCCAGCAGATTTACAGTCTGCCCTCGTTGACCGCTTGAGTACACTCGCTAAAGTCGGGCATTGAATCCTTTTTCCAGCCCTGATCAAGGTCTGGGAAGTATAGTACTAGCCCTGCGCGTTCTTCTAAGGTATCCCGCGCCCCACCTCTGATTACTGCTAGGGTATCAGTTATCCCTATACAGTTTTATAGATTGTCAGTTATTTAGTCTTCTTTTTTGATTTCTTCTTTTTCTTGAAAATTGCATCAAAATTCTTACCGTACTGTTCCATGTTCACGGGACGGGGAGAACTTCCTTTTCCAGCACCATGTGATCCGTAATCCATGCCAGCAGTATATACCATATATAACGGAAGTCAAATCTAAATATTGATATGAAGAACAATAAAGGTAGATACAACTGGATTCATTCTCTAAACGAGGCTGGCCTTCAAGCCCAACAAAATGGCTTTAATATGCTTAATGAAGCTACAGCCAAAAAAATTACTGATCCTGCTAAAATAGCCCAATTAATGGGTCAAATGCCTCAACCGACTGTAATTGATCCCGAATCACCAAGCGCTCATCCTGCCGATGTTATGGATGCAATTAGCCGTCTTGGTGCTCATTCTGCCGGAACAATTAAACTGGCCGATGGTGATGTTGGTGCTTATGTAGATCTTGAAAGAATGAAACGGGCTGAAAGACTTGCTCAATTGGCACGAAATACAGGTCCAGTTGACGCCAAACCAGCTGGAAATGCCAATGATGTTGCTGCAGACGGACAAGATGGTGTTATGGCTGATCCAGAAGATTCAGATTTCGAAGATGAAATCGCTCAGGCTGCAGACATCCGTGCAGTTGCACTTGCAAATAGAGCAAGACGCGAACAAGAAGAATATCCTGAAGAACCCGAAGATGATTATCGTTATACGGCTCCAACTGCAAATTGGCAGACAGTAAGAGAATCAATTAATTCTAAGATTTCAAGAATGATGAATGAGGCTAAAAAAGCTGTTCGTGGACGTATAGTCACTGGAGCCGATTCTGAAATTCCTACTAGAAGTCCAAATAGTTTAGATGCTCCAAGAGGAATATTTAGAGGTACAGAAACTCCCAGCGAAAAGCTTGGAAAGATTTTAGAAATTGTTCGTGATGGTCCAGAAAAGCATGGTGAAGAAAAACATAGTTGGGCTTCTAATGCTTTAGAAGTAATGCAAAAACAATTGCGTAAGGGTTAAAGGTCGGGATACCCGATCTCTCGGGACCATTCCCATTCTTTCCATAACAATTTAGCAAATTCGTCGTCAGGATCATGACGACGAATTTCTATTTCTGCGATACCTTGTGCTGAGATGGCAGCATCCATTTCCCACGATAGCCAAAACCATTCACCCTTTTTAAGAAGGTTGTTGGTAATCAGACATCGAATGTCTTTAGGCATATTAATTTATATAGAATGCAGTAAGACCAGCTGGTAATGCACTTGGGATAGCATATACTTGCATAGGTAAAATAAATGGACTGCTATTAACTGTAATAGCTGTATTAAAAGTTCCACCGGCACCAGTAACCAAACTTAAAGTAATGCCAGTTCCTGCTGACAACGCACCAGAGATTAAAAGACCTTTATGCTTAGGAATTCTGGAACCGACTGTAATTGGAGTTGCTTGAAAGTATTTGTCGTACATGTTACAAATATTTAGACTTTATTTTATAGACCAAAATTGATCCAATTCTTCTTTGGTTTTGGCATAATTGATCATCCAAATGCAATGATATCTTCCATAAGGAATGGATTTACAGACACCCACATGGTACCCAGAACCTTCATTATATTGAGAGGCCACTACTTTATATGAAGTTTTGGTTTCTACTTCATCTATAAAATTTTGAACATATTCAGGATAGATCTTTTTGGGGATCACCACTGGCTTTTTATTATATTTGCGCTTGGGCTGAGTAGAAGTTTTACGGTGTCTGGGCATAAATGCGGCTGGAGGGAATCGAACCCTCGTGACGGGTTTGGAAAACCCGCGTAATGGCCGTTATACGACAGCCGCAGATTAAATTAGTATAATACATAAATATTAGTATGCAAGAACTAAATGAAGGAAATATTTTTGATATTCAAGATGTTTTTGGTGCAAATTTAAATGCATCACAAATGGGTATTAAAAAACAAAAGAATGCTGTCAAATCTCAATTATTTGATTATTTGAAAAGAAATAAAGTTCAAAATCCAGAACAAGTTATTAAACAAACTTTTGGTGATTTGGTGGAAAAAGCGGGTGGTGGTATGGGTGTAGGTGAGGCTGGTTTTGGTCCACCAGAAAACGTTGGTGATGCGTTGCCATTCTTAGATCCTTCAAATAAAACAGGTGCGGAAGTCGTAGTGGTTGCAAATAAAAATGGAAAAGCATATACATCTCCTTCTTCTGGATTTGGTATGGGTTTTGCCTTGGATCCAATGTTGGTTCCCAATGTAAGTCAATTTGTTAATTTTCATGCCGATAAAGGTGATCAAGGAGCTGTAAGTGATTCTTTTGAACAAGAAAGATTAGAAGATACAGATACTCCAGAAGAATTGTCACATATTACATGGCAAAAAATGAATAATGCTGTTGCGAATTATGTTTATAAAAATTTAAAACAGACTCTTCAACAGTATCATGCTTACTTGCCAGATGAAATGTATCAGAATCAATCTGGGACTCCCGCAATAAATTCACATCATTATGATCCATATTCTAGACAAGTATATATGCCTAAGAAATTTAATAGCGAACCTCAAATATAAATAAATTAAAAGGACACCATGAATCACATCACAAATTATTATAAAAACAAATGCGAAATTTTGAATGAACAACTCAATTCATTGCAAAATACAATCAATACATTACTTACAGAAAAATCAAGAGGATTTGATGTTGCTCAAGAGCAACAAAACCTTCTACATCCTCCTAATTGGTACAGGAATCGTGGATTACCAAATCCATGGGATGCAATGGATCCAAAACAACGTTCCAGAGAATTGCAACGCCTTTTAGATTATTGGAGCTCAATGGATATCGGAGCACCGGGTTTACAAACCGTGCCTAACATGCCTTTCCTTAACCCCAGACCAGCAGAATTTTCTATTGGTGAACGTTTACATTTATAATTTAAAAATTAATTTTTACGGAAGAACTCATCAAACTTTTTGGTGAGTTCTTCCCTTTTTTTAGTATATTGATTATAATCTTTTTGACTCTCTTTACCATCGGTCTCAAGTCTTCCCAATTTATACATTACTTGGCCAAACTCATAAATTGCATTTTCAAGTTCTTTGTTTGATATACTAAACATGATGTATATTATACATCCATTTTAAGTAAAAACAAATATTATAAATAGTTTAAGAGTATAATGAGAAAACAATTTTTATCTTTTAAAGAATTTTTAAATGAAGCATTGGCTTTGGTTGGACCTCCCGGTGGACCAGGAATGCCACAACAGGGGATGCCTCCGGGTGGTATGCCTCCGATGCCAAAAGGCAAAGGAAAAAAGATGCCAATGCAACCTCAACAAGATCCGTTGAAGCCTCAAAATTATCAAGGATTTACTAATAGCCCCGAAGAAGAAGCAGACTTAAGAAATCTTATTGCAACTCAATATGATGATCCAGACACAATGGAACAAGAACAAGCACAAGATGCTTCATGGCAGACTCTGAATACAGCACAACAAAATGCATCTCAAAGAGCATTAGAACAATTAAAAGCCAAACAAGGAATGGTAACAAGATAAAGGACAATAAAAATGGCAAATTTTAAAAATAAAAAAGTATCAATCAATGAAGGTAGAAATGTAACTGACGGAAAGTTTACTTTTGGTGGATTTCCAAGAATTTTGAATGAAGTAAAATATGATATTCCAGCTAAAGCTAGTGATATAGAAGGCGATCGTGGTGCTGTTGGAATTGACGAGTTTGAAGAGTTAATGAATAATAGATTTTCACATCCTTTGATGGCAGGACAAACAGAAAATGGTAAACGAGGAGTGCCCCCAGAAATTCGTGCTGAAGCTTTGATGCATATAAAAAAATTAAGGAACCATCCTCAAGGAAAAGTTGAAGGATATGGTAGTGATCATCCAATATATCAAGAAGCAAAAGCTGCACACGAATTTTTTATCACACATTTTCCAGCATTTGGCGTAGAAGATCAAATTGCTCAAGATTATAACCTTTCTCAATAAATAAACCCCTGTAAAGATCGCAAGGTCTTTCGACCCCTTCTAATCTCTGCGCAGAAGGGGTTTTTCTTTCCATAAATAATTGTATGATCAAGGCTGTAGGCGACAAATTCTATGTTATGGACTCCACAGGAAAGAAAGTTCTTGGAAAACATTCTTCCAAGAAGAAAGCAGTTGCACAGCTTCAAGCTATTGAGATATCAAAGCACGAAAGAAATGAATCCAGAATAATTAAATTTTCTGATTTTCTCAAAGAAGAACTGACATCGACTCTCCAATATCACCAAGATCTAAATCCAACTATTTGGGATGGATTTGAATTAAAAGATGATGTAAGAAATAAACTTATTGAAATTGGACGTACATGGGCTACATGGGCCAACATTCCAGTTGAAGCAGTTAAAGATATGATTCTTGTTGGTGGTAATGCAAACTATAATTACACACCACAATCAGATATCGATCTACACATTCTTGTAGATGTAGATGCAATTCCAAATTGCCCGGAATTCATAGATGACTATCTTAAAGACAAGAAACAACTTTGGTCATTGACACATGATATTAAAATTCGTGGCCATGATGTAGAGATATATGCTCAAGATATGAACGATGGTTTTACCAAAGATCAAGGTGTCTTTAGTTTAACTGATAACAATTGGATTGCTGAACCGGTTAATCAAGAAATAAATCTTGATAATCCACATATTCTGAAGAAAGTTCAAGAATACATTGAAAAGATTGATTCTCTTATTGCTTCGAATGCTGAAGAAGAATCATTCCAAAAACTCAAAGAGAAGTTTAAAGATATGCGTTCAACTGATATAAAGAAATACGGTGAGTTTTCACACGGAAATCTCATATTCAAAGAACTTCGCAATCTTGGTTATCTTGACAAGATGAATAGTTATATCAAAACAAAACAAGATAAGGAATTAAGTTTATGAAATCATTTAAACAATTTTTATTTGAAAGATTAGAAGATGATATTGAAAGAACAAAAACTGTTCCAGTTACTGTTAAACCTAAACAATCACTTCCGCCATCAAGAAAAAATTATCCAGATACCGAAGAAGGTACACAGCAATGGAAAACGGACGTAAATTCTTGGGTTCCCCAAGCACGCAAAGATGCTGAATCAATGACAAATAATGCAGAGTCCGCTGCCAACACTTTAGGCAAAATAGAAACTGGATTAAAAGTTGCCGATGCTGTTACTGACACAGCACTCTCTGCTGGAGCGGTTGCTGTTCCTGGTGTTGGCACAGCACTAAATGCTGCAGTAAAAGGAGTAAAAGGTGGAATAAACGCCTCACAAGGAAATTATGTAGCAACTGGTTTAAATGCTGTTGATGCAGTATTGCCTGTGGCCGGACAACTACAAACTGCTGGAAAAGTTGCTTCAACAATTGGTAGTTTAGTAAAATCTCCAGTTACTGCTGTTTTAGAAAAAGGAGCAGAAGCTTTAGGAGTTACAAAAGCTTTAGCGGGAGAAACTGTAAAAGCGATTCCAGCAGCAACAGAAGTTTTAAGTAATACTGGTGCTCAATTGGCTAGAAATGTTGCTGCAAAAGCTGGTGTAAAAGTTGCATCAAGATCAGCCGAGAGCCCTATCAAATCTACGGTGTCTGATGTAATGGGTTCTATGGTTTCAGATACAGATACTTCCAAAACATCCAAATCACCATCAACAACGCTAGCATCGTCTCATAATTCTAAAGGACGAACAAATATGCCAAAAATGTGATATGTTAAAACAATTATCTTTCAACCATCTCAACCCAATCTTGATGGATCACATGGTTTCCACCATAGCCATCTTTGATCTTGCTGACATCCCACCAGATGGTATCACCAACCTGAATGTCTTCGGTGAGTTTGTTTCCAATAGCCAAAACCTTTGCAGGAATAATCTTTGATTTAGATTTTTCCTGATAAATGATTCCTGCTTCAGATGTTTTTTCTCCACCAATCGACGCTTTTGCAACAATCCATTTTCCTACTGGTTTCATATTATTTCTTTCTTGAATCACTAATCATGCACCAGATGCCATAACCGATTAACCAAAAACCAGGAATGGATGCAAGAGCACATATAGACAATACTATAATTTTTTCAGTCATAATTCCTCAGATAGGATTCGAACCTATACAAAGAGATCCAAAGTCTCTGGTGCTACCGTTACACTACCGAGGAGTGAATTTTAGCGCAATAATTATTCATGATAATTGAACTTGCGCAACCAACATTGATGCTTCTTACAGATCCGTACTGCGGGATATACAAGACATCATCACACATACTTAGCACATCCATAGGAACCCCAATCTGTTCCTGACCAAAGATCATAATATAATGCACATTTGGATCAAAGTCAAATGCATTTACATCCTTGGCTTCAGGAATGTTGTCTATTCCAATTAGTCGGACTGACCCCGATTCTTGCTTGGATTCAAAATAAGATCCAAGATTATCAATGCTTCGTACATGATGAAAATTGGTATAATGGTGAGTACCAACAGTACCACGACGATCATATTTTTTATGCCCATAGATTACTACTTCTTTCGCAAGAAACGCATTAGCATTTCTAATGACCGTGGCGATATTAAAGTCATTGCCAATATTGCAACACACAACACTGAAGTTATGTCTTTTAGTATTAAGATCAGCCCTGATTGCATCGTCGTTCCAATAATGGTAATGATCAATAATATTACGAGTTTCCATGATTAAAGCTTGGTAATAAGAACACCAACAATAGCAAGAATTCCACCAATCAGAGTCTTCATATCCATCTTTACATTATACATGAAAAGAGGAACTAAAATGGTAATCATGCTGACTACGACATCCCAGATCACGTTTATGACAAATATATCTTTCTTTTCATCATAAGTTCTAACAAGATATAACCACATTGCAGTTGCAACCACTGCTGCGATTATTGAAATGCTATATGCCAGTACGGGTCTGTTGTCAAAGTAAGTATCATAACTGATTACAGAAAATGCTCCGTAACAAATGATTACCAATATAATTGTTATTGTGAATAATAGCATATTACGAGTTTCCATTATCCACAACCTCATATTCATTTTTAATACGAACTTCTTCGCAGAACGTATGGTAATGCATTCCAGATCGGCAAAGATTTCCGGGCTTTCCGGTTACCTCACAAATCTTGTATGAATTGTCTTCTGCCGTATCAATCAACTTTCGAACATCATGATACAGTTTGTCATTGTCCGTGTTCATCATGTAATAGAACCGAAGACCACCAAACTTTTCTTTGATCTGAAGAAGCATGAACATAGGCTGTTCAGGATCTTCCTTGATATTCTTTCTCTCTTCATCAAGAAGAACAGAAAGATCGGAGCACAATTTATCAACAAGAATATACCAACCACTTGGAAGATCATATGAAGAACTATGAACCATACCCTTGAAAACAGAAGGATAATCTTCAATCAACTTATCGATTGGATCTGCATACTCTTTTAGTTCAATAGGATTCATTCGTCTTTTCCTTTCCCCCAACCAGTTCCATGGTTGTAAGCGGTGATTATAGATTCCTTAGTCTCCAGTGCACAGTTACGCTGTATGCGCAACACACGAATTTCCTCTGCAGCATCTCTGCAAACTTCAAATACTTCTCGGTTTGCATCGTGCCACTTATCGGCCATGTTTCTCAAACGTAGTTCAATGTCTTTCATAAGTTTAGTGATCCTGACGGGATTCGAACCCGTGTTGTGGCCTTGAAAGGGCCGCGTCCTTGACCAGACTAGACGACAGGACCGTTGTATTAGTCAAACTTTGCGCGAATCTCGTTAGCAAGGAAGGCGACCATCATACCAATGATGCTGCCAATCAATGCACCTTCGTAGTTGTAATGGTATGCCATGCCAATCATGTTAATTAAGGCAAGAATAGTTAGCGGAATGGTAAGTTTGTTTATTACAGTTTTCATGATTGTATTATACATGATATATACGTTTTGTCAAATATAAATATAGCAGAAGGTACATAATATGAACTACGTAACAAACTATTACAAAAATTTATCAGAACAACTTCAACAAAGAGTACAAATTTTATCTGAAGCATTGGCTACCTATGGCAATGTAAATAGAAATCAAGATGAAATTGGTTATGCTCCACAAGCATTTAGCGGCCAACAACTAGGTCAAATGCTTGGTAGCGGTAATGTACATGGTGCTCAAAACTATGTAAATTCTTATGCTCCAATGCAAGTTGCTGGTCAAGCCTCTTACCGTATGGCTCCATCTCCCCGTTCAAACCGTGGTCGTCGTGGTGCAGAATCTATGGGTGACAGCCAAGGTGGTTTTGTTGCTGGCGATTATAATGGAGATGGCATCGTAGACGGTGCTGATCTTGGTCTCGCACTAGGTTCAGGTCAAAATCCTTCTAACGTTGTTAACAACTACTCAACTGGTATGCAAGTTGGTGGTTATGCCAATCGTTCTATGATGGGTCCTAGCCGTGGTAGTAATCGCGGTATGGGGGCTGAAGACGCTGGTAGCCAAGGTAATCCCTTCGGTGTAGATGGTCAAGCAGGTGGTTACGGTGGTGAAGCATCTAGCCAAGGTGGCTATGATGGTGCAGTTCTAGGTCGACTTTTAAGCAATGGTGATATGAATGCCGTTAATAATTACCTATCACAATTTGCTCGTAAACCAGGTGTCTCTGGCAAAAATCAAAGAAAGCGTAAAGCTTAATAATTAAAAATTAAATTTTTATAGAAAACCCCTTTTTAACGAAGGGGTTTTTCTTTTATATAAATTAATATTTCTGCAATTGCCAACGCAATCACTGGCAGAAAAGTAGCAACAGCAAAGCACCAAAATGGTACGGTATGTTCTACCATTAGACTTCACATCCAGTCTTTTTTTTATTTGTAAGAAGATACTTTATCATTCCTTCGATCATTCCAAAAATCATCAAAGGAAATATAATCATAAAACAAAGAGTAAGTACAGATACTCTTTTAAATTCTTCAATGAAAAGATCAATGGATCGCATAGGTGTCCAGTTTCAAAGATCCATCTGAATCTTCATAAAGAAATGTGCAGTTGTCTTTTTCTGTCCAGCAGCCACAGTTGGCATATGTAATATTATTTACAGTATACAACTTTGGTTCGTGCAAATGACCACAGACAATGCCATCATATTTCTTTTCTTTGGCGTATTTAATAACAACGCTTTCAAAGCTTTCGATGAACTGAGCTGCTCTCTTTACTTTAATCTTCACATACTTTGAGATAGACCAGTATCTCATTCCCATCATTCTTCTGCACCAATTGAACCAATCATTGATTTCCAAGATCAGTTCATATGCATAGTCACCTAGTTTGTAGATATAGGAACTGACAGGAAACTTTGTGAGAAAGTCAAACTGATGTCCATGAAGAATAAGAAACTTTTTTCCTGAAGAAGTAGTATATTCTTCTCGTTCACTTAAACTGATATTACCAAAGATATGATGTCCTGAAAACTTTGCCATGAACTCATCATGGTTTCCATAGATGTAATGAATCTTTGTTCCCTTGCGAGAAAGTTTGAGCAATCTTTCAATCACTTCCATATGGTGATTTTGTTTTTCGGCATTCATTGAGAATGCCTGTTTGAATCTCCATATATCGATAATATCTCCCACAAGGAAGATATTATCAAATTCATTATTTTTTAAAAATGCAATAAGAGGCTTTGTCTTTGCTTTCTTGGAAGCCAAATGAAAGTCTGAAAGAAAGACAGTCTTGTAATGCATTTCTAATATTTATCGCCGTCTAGAGAAGGCAACCAAAGTTGCCATCGCCACAAGCAAACCCATTCCCGGAGCAGGAACGGGAGGACGCACAGGCCCATCGTAAGGAATGCTTTCAGTCGGAAATTTTATACACACGCTCTCAATACGATCATAGTGCATGGGAATGAACATATCCTGATCTACAGTCTGCACAGTCATCACAAGGTTTCCTTCACGATAGATCTTGTGAACCCAAAAGCCATCAAAAGAACCCATGAAAAAATTATGAGAAACCTGTGGGTAGTTGGAAACTGTTGGCTGTACGATTGCTTCACCAATAGGCTCCGTAATGGTTAGGGTATTGTCAAAGGTTAGCGGCTTGGTATAGGACACTTCAACATACATCGAACCTTCGTTGATGGAGGTTGAGAAAATATTGCCCTGTCCGTAAATCAAAGACACGCTCATTAGATCCCGTCCATTTCATTGTTATCATCGGGCGCAAAGAATCCCAATGCGTTGTCATTGTCTGCCTTATCGTCCAAAGCCTGTTGCTGCTTCATCTTCTCCATGCGCTCCGATGTACGGAACTTCTTCATGAAGTCACACTTGCAATGGTCAAACTCACGGTCATCAGCGTGAATGAGAAGCCCGTCCCATTCATCGCACCAATGCCATCCATCGTCAAGTTCCTGTGCGGTCAGCATGACGCTCTCATCGCCATCAAAGGGCTGCATAAGGTAGTACCAACGCTCTTGGGTCATTTTGTGTTTGTCGCTCACTTGCCGTCCTCCTTAAAGCAGTCCCACTTTCGCAGTTCTGCGTATCCCTTTGGGGAAATTACACAACAACGATCTAGACTTTTAAGAGAGCATACCTCTTGTCTTGCCTCATCACGTTCGGCACGGAGTTCCTTGATATGCTCAACTACCTGATGAAAAACATCTTCTGTCACGCTGAACTGCATGAACCTTGACTTATATGCCAAGAAGCGATCAAGAATATCTACACCATTTGAATCCACATCAGGCATTGGTGTTCCTTTTCTTGGTAGGCATGTTTATTTCTTTTCTGAATGTTTGATATAGTCGATTTCGTGCTTGAGGAAGTCATCTTCAACCACATAGATGTTATGCGAGATCTTGTCCAACATATCTTCAATCTCAACCTGCGAGATGGTTCCATCTCTGACATCATTACGCAAAAGATCAATCTGTTCAATGACAATAGAAAGTTTGTCCATTGCTTTGAAGAAACGCTTCGGGCTCTTGGTCTTGGTCTTGGTAGCCATATTAGTCCTTGTTGTATTCCTGCTTGGTCATGCGAGTGATGCTATGAATATAGCCGTAACGACGACGAGCGCAAGCAACTATGCGCTTGTATTCCTTGGCGGTGCAGTAGAAGTGCAGGTCGAATGACTTGCCTTCCAACATCATACCGGACCCAACGAACATTCGGCTGTAACGTTTTTCCAGTCCACGGGAAATTTCAAAATAGTTTCCACGGTTGTACTGGAAGAAGTAGTGGTACTTGGTTTCTTTCTTGGTCTTGAGCATTGTCATGTTCCTCAATCTTTTGTGGGTTGGACTTTGTTCTTCTTGGAAGACTTGTATATCTGCTGTTCTCCCATCCATTCAGATGCTTTTACAAGCCATGCTGCAAACTTAAATGCCATGATGGGATCGTAAATCTGTGCCTTGGCAGGCGTGTAGGTTGTCAAATTTTTATTGTAGATTTTGATACCTCTTTCGCCGTTGCCATATTCATAGCATTCGGCAATAAGGTTTTTGTTTTTGAATGGTGCTGGGGTTTTCATTGTGCCCATATTATACCCCTTACCCAGCCAAAGTCAAACAAATACAAGTGATTTAAACAGACGTATAAATATTTTTACCAACTAAAACTAAAGGGATGATACTATGCATAATCAAGAAAATTTAGAAGAAGGATACTTTGGAGATTTAGCAAAGAATATTATAGGAAGACCAGTCTATGCCAAAGCTTCAAAGGTTGCACAAAAAGCTTCTGATTATGTTCGTGCTGCAGCCGATAAATTAAGTGGCGTTTCTCAATCATTGGGAAAAAAACCAGAAATATTATCACCCACAAAATCTTGGCGAGTTCCAACAGATGCCGAAGAAGGACGTAGGCAGGTTGCAGAACATCACGCCCGTACTGCGTATTTCTTAGTACCCGAAATACAAAAACATGCAAAACGTGCTGATTGGGAAATGGCATATGCAAACAGAACGTCAATTCCAACTCCCAGACAAATAGAAGAAATTCGTGATGATTTAACCAAACAAAGAACAGAGACAGCAGGAAAGAAAAAACCAAAGGCAGTAACTGACAGGGATATTCAAAAAGCATGGGAAGAAAAAGCTAAGCCGCAACAACAAAAACAAGCAGTAATTTCATCATTGCTTGGTAGAGCCCATAATCTTCTTTCGGGATCTGTATTGAATGCCATAGATTCTGTATACGAAGGAAAACCATCTCATTCAGGTGTTCATTTGAATACAGGTTTTAGTGGAAATTTTGCAGATAAAGATCATATAGGTGTTCAGTATGCAAAAGCATGGGAATCTGCAGGTGAAGCCCAAGCCTCAATGCCTAAACCAGAAGATCTGTTTGGAGAGCATACTCACCATGTAGGAGAAGGACATGAGTGGATTATTCATAAAGATAATATTGGTGACAGTCTTGCCAAAGATGTTGCAAAAGCAAACAAACAAGCAAGAGCAGCATATGCAGATGCCGTAAAAATTGCTACAGGCCATGTGGAAAATTTAAACGCAAGAAGAGCCGAACAAAGAGCAACCAATGCTGCGGGGACACAACTTAAATTGGTTGAGGCATATAATAATCACCATGTAAAATTGGACTACGGGATGATCTACGGTGGATTTCCCAGCAAAAAATCAAAATTTTTAACTGAAGTAGCGGATACCGGTGATGGCGGACTGCAGCCCGGAAATCCTAACCAACCAAATATCCCAGTTCCACCACCCGGTGGAGACTACCCACACCCACCCGGATTACCTGCGTTCTGGTATAGACCCGGAACTGGTATTGGATTTAATGGTGACAGCGAAATGCCCGGCACCCCACCCGGACCAAATGATCCTCGTTGGAGGGAATGGGATAGACAATGGCAAGAAAGTAATCCTAAACCTACAAGACAACCTAATGAATCTGATAAAGATTTTAGAAAAAGAGTAGATGATTATCGTAAGTTATTGGAACAATATAGAATTTGGAAATACCAATACTTAAAATGGTGGCAACGAACTTATGGCCCAAATGCTAATCCGCAACAACCAACTGTATAATTAAAATGAAAAGTTTTAAACAATTTTTAATTGAATCAACCGATCTCTACGAAGAGAAAGATGCCTGCTACTACAAGATCATGAAGTCATACGGCAAGTGGTCAGCAAGAGCAGCCCAAGCCACCGCCAAGTGCCGTAAGGGCAAAGGAAAGGTGCGTAAGAGCAAAGAAGGGGCTAACCTTAAGCGTTGGGGGGCAGAGAAGTGGAAGGACACCAAGTCAGGTAAAGCCTGTGGTGCAGGAGGCAAGAATGAGTATTGCAGACCCACAAAGCGAGTCAGCAAAGAAACCCCCAAGACAGCCAGCGAGATGTCATCAAAAGAATTGAAGAGCAAGAAGGCCGAGAAGTCAAGAGTCGGAATGCATGGGGCATCAGGAAAGAAAGTTTCCCCAACAAAGAGAAAACAATGAACCACATAACAAATTATTACAAAAATTTATGCGAACAACTAGAAGCCCAAATTAGATTTCTTGAAGAGAAGATCAAGGAAAAGAAACTTGACAAAGTGGGCAAAGAGGACAAAGATATCAACAATGATGGCAAGGTGAACAAGAGTGACAAGTATCTAGCCAATCGCCGTAAGAAAATAGCCATGGCAATGAAAAACAAGAAAATTGTCAAAGAGGCAACTTCTACGCAAGTAGAGGGAGATTACGAAGGAGAGATGGCAAGAGGGGAACTTGAGTACACAATTCAAAATGCTCAAGAAATTTTAAATTCTCTCAATGATGGGGATGAATTAGAAGCATGGGTACAGAGCAAAATCACCAAGGCTGCTGATTATATTTCTACAGTAAGAGATTACATGGCTGGTAGAAAAGGATAAGAAATACTCAACGCTCCCAATAGACTGTCTCGCCTCTTTCGTAAAATTTTAAATTATTCTTGGATTCTTCTTTCACGAAGTGCTTATCCGTCACCGTGAAGTGATTATTGGGAACAAGGGCAAAGTAGCCACAGTCAAGCGTTATCAGACTCAAGGGCTTGTGTTCGGCTGGGTAACGGGAATATCCATCCCCCCAGTCAATTATAATACCTGTATGTCTACCATTCAACCCCGTATGAAAGACACTCACAGGTAGCCCTTCCAAGTAGGTTGTCATAAAAGTTTCAATATTATTGCCCATTCCACCCCAAGGTTGAATATTATTATTTTCGCCTGAATCAAAGACAGCAGTAGTGGACAAGGCACATAACGGAAGCCCAGACCAATGCGCACCAGATTCAAGAAGCACATGGCAACATATCAACTGACCCGGACGAGAATACACACCATGCCATATAGCAGGAGTATATCCATCAGGCATTTTAGGCCCAAGAAATGAATTTTTAACATTTACATAAAAATGGTATGGTAAAGAAACATTTCTCATAGTATGTAATTATATACCATAATAGCAATAAGACAAGCAATCAATAAATATTATACCATGAAGAAATTTAAAGAATTTTTAGAAGATTATGATGTATATCTTGATATGCCCAAAAAGAAGAAAAAGAAAAGATCAAAGAAGAAGGCAAAGAAATATACATTACCATATTATGGGTTTAGTCTTTATGGATATAATAACAATAATACAGATGGAGAGAGTGGTGGAGGAGATGGTGGTGGAGGAGAATGAGTTTTGTGGGTAAAGATGGGGGAGAGTGGGAGTGTGTGGGGTAAAGAATTTTTAAGAATATTTTGAAAGATTTGAGTTAGAGACCCACCCTCAAACACCCTCTAATCCCATCTATACGCCTCTATACGGCCTTCCAAGGCACAAAACGACCCTAGAGACCTCCAATACAACCAAGAGCCTATAAAGGATCGTAGCCTGTCAAGCAATACTTGACAGGTTTTTAACAATTTTTAAGAAATTTTAGCAATTTTTGAATCCCGTCCCTCTCAGGACCCTCAAACAATTACAATTTTATTAAATTATTGACAATCCGTGTACAATATCTCTCTATTGCGTTCTAGAGCTCCAACCAGTCCAGGTGTATCCAGTCCGCCTTTCTGGATCCCGTCCAGAGCTCTAGGGGACCTGCGTCCCATCCGTATCATGTCCAGGATCCCCCCTCTGTCACCCCCCTGATAGTAGCCATTAATATTTTCAGGAATTTTTGAAACCCGTCCAGAATCCCGTCCGCTAATATTTTCAAATTTATTTGAAACTTTGAAGAGTCCGATAACCATGGCACCGGCCAGACCGATAACCGAGAGTCCGATAAGTATGGCCACGATAACCATAAACGTCCGATAACCCCCTGCCCACCCTCTCACGATTATAGGACACAGGGGCTGGGGGGTTATCGGTCGCATGAACAGTCCTATAACTATACACCAGATATGGGGGGAGTCAAGTAACTGACCACAAGTCCGATAAGCCGGCCAGAGCTAAGCACGCAGCTACCTGGATCCTGGTTCAGTGTTTAATTAAATTATTATTATTGTCCCAGAAGCGCTCGACGGCCTCTCGACAGCTCCAGGTAACGTCCCGTCCAATCTACTATCAGGCTGTCCGAATAAATCAAATTTCCTCGGAGGAAATTTGATAGTAGTCTAGGTACACAGCCACCCAGGACTGGCTCTCTCCTTCCAGTCCTGGGCGACCATGTATGAATTAAAAACGATCTTATCTGTCCCGGCGATCCCGGAACTTCATGCCCTCCGGGAAGCAGGGGAGTCCGTAGATCCCGGAGTCCATCTTGCGGATGGGCTGACCCGCCACGATGTCCACATACCGGGTGAGGAACACGCGGCTACCTGCCCGCTTGCCCATCGTCTTGATGAACTGGTTCTTCACCTTCGTGAAGTTACCTCCGGTGGCAATCGCCTCCTCGTCCTTGACGGGCTTCGGGGTCTGAATGAGGAAGTACGAATCGTAGCCGGGGAAGGTATCTTCGTGCAGGACGAGGCATCCCTCCTTGAACGCTTCCGCCGCAGCCTTGTACCGCTCCGAATCTCCAACGGTCACACCACCCTTGAAGTGATGGGAGATCGAATCGGCATTCTTCTGCTTCTCCTGTTCGCTCAAGCAGAACTGCTCAAAGCAGCGTTCCGTCAGGATACGAGTGGGCATCACATACATTCCAACGCATCGGGCGTTCAACTTGGTGCGGAGGGAATTGAGCATGGCGTAGATGACACCATCGGGCAGATTCGTCCTGCCGTTCTTGTTGTCGATGACGGTGACCGTATCAAGGATCTCGTTCGTCACGGTGAGGGAAGTACC